GCCATCTTTATGAAGATCAATAATGTACTTGGTTTGCAGGGTCACCAAGTCAGCTCGGTAATAAATGGATGCCTTAAATAATTGGATAGACGTAAAGGACGCCGTGTAATTTTCCAGATCGCCGGAACCGGGCACGATTAATCCAGTGCGGTCTATCGCAGAAATGGCAATGTAAATCGTGCCTATCGTTCCGGTCTTAACGAACGTCCAGCCTGCGAGCAAGCTAAAAGTCGTACCGTCATACGTGGAGTAAATTTCACCAGCTAGCAGCGTGTCAGCATTTGCTGATAATGTCTGCCAATACTGCATATAGTCGTATATTTTTTGCGCGGAAAGGTTCACGTCCACCGTGATTTCCTTCATGGCAGTATCAACAGAGATACCCGTGTAATTAGAAACCGTGATGACATTTGCTTCGCTAATATATGGGTTCACATCCTGCGATAAGTAAACCAAAACTTCGCCAAGCTGGAGCGTTGGCGTACTCTGCTTGAAGGTGTACCCATAGTTGAGATATGACACGGTTACTGGGTCACCAATGGTGAAAGTAACGTATGTTGGACTCATTACCTCCGCACTATTCGCCAACACGTTCTCGATCAGAAGATTCGCTTGGTCGTGAATCGCGACTCGTGATCCCGGTGTGGGTGAAACAATCTTGAATACCGTTTTCATTTTGGTCAATGGGATATAAGTCTGCGTTGCGATACGCAATCGGGGCGTTGGTTTCAAAACCGAAGACTTCTAGGTTGGTGTTATTAGCGTTGCACGTTACCTTGACCTTCAGCTTTACGCCTGTACCAGATACAACGGATATACCCGTTAGGTTCGCTGGTGTACGCGCATCAAGCCACGTTCCATTCCAACCAGTCCCGAGATCATACTGAAACTCGAAAGTACAGTTCGTCACTTGGTCGAGAGAATTTGTGAAAAAATTTCCACTATTTGAAGTGTCACCTATGTCTGCACTAATCGTGGAGAATTTTCCGGTGAAGGACTGGTGCCCACGGAGGAAATAATCAAGTTCCCACTCTAGGATATCGCCAACATTTAGTGTGAAAAGTTTAACGCTGTCGTATAGATAAGAACCCGCATTTACTCTGAACCGCGTTCCTGTTGACTCTGGTGATGGTGGACAGCAAAAAAATAACACCGCACCCAATGTATCCGAGTAGTAAAAATCGCTATCATGGATACCTTTCGCCGTCCCAAAGTTGATTTTTACTTGTCTGAAGGTACCAATACTTTCATCACCAAAACCTTCAAAACCTTTAACGCGGCTATTAGTCCTTGTTAACGGCGTTACCGTGTTGTAATACCCTGTCGAGACGTTGGACATCAACAAGGCATCGCCATATAAAAGCTGACCAATAAGCGCCTCGCGGTATGGTGCGCCGCCGCTATAGGTGTCCGCACCATAAGACAAATCGGTATAACAACGGGCTATATCAATATCCCCTCCTCCTCCGCCCGTTCGGATTAATTGTTTGGATGTTTCTCCCGGGATATTCGGGGAGAATGGTTCAGAGGGCATACCAAAACATCGGAGCTTCCAGTTCGAAGAATTATATAGTTGAAAGAACCCACCGTTTGAGGTGTTTGTTGTATTATCGATTTGCGTTAGTCCAACAATTTCCAAGTTGGAAATCAACATAGCTTCTGCCATCCGATTACCAGAAGCAGTAAATGTTTGGTTATTTAGGGCATGCACCGCCACATTGTTTTTTGATAAGTACAGCTTTAGGTTTGTAAACGAGCAGCCACTCCAAGACGTTGAAAAGAAGATACCGCTAACAACGCAAATATTGTTATCAAAAACATAATTTCGTGTATTGATACCGTCGAGAAAACGATAGTAGACCGAGTCGTATCCGTATAAGAAAATACAATCGCTTAATGTCCCTGTATTCGCATCGCCGCCGAAATTAACGCAATCTGTATTTACAAAGGGAGTAAGCACCAAGCAATTAGTTATGTTTGCATTTGAGCCGACAGATAAAGCGAGGTTCAAATCCCCGGCCGATGTTCTCGGGGAGCCAATACAATGATCAACAGTACAGCCCTCCAGAAAGGCTTGCACCATATAGTTTACAAAGCTGCAATATTTTGCTGTTACATACCCAACAGAAGAATAATAATATCCGGCATCACTGAAATTAATACCGTCCAAATCTAGTACAAAACCAGCACTCCCGGTATCGCCTAACCTTGAAATATATGTCGATGTAGTGCTTGTATTCGTTGCTATACTTGCAGCGGTTGCTCGCCCCAACGTAATCATGGGTGCGTAAACTTTTGCCCCGTTACCGATGCCGAAGGGGAATATGACATTCGCGGTATTGAAGACGTGATCAAACATAAACTCACGTGCCCCGCCTGACCACTCACTTGATACCGAGAGGCCGTTATAAATCGCATTAGCGTATTCTTGCAGTAAGTCCTCGAAGGCAACGCCGTCGGTCGTTTCTGCTTGTACGTCGGCACCACTGGCCGTGGCGTTCCAAGTGTAGGTTAGCTTCGGCCCCTCTACATCGATAACCTTCTTGATGCTGATTGCATCCAAGTTTGCGAGGGTGCCCGTGAAGAACCGGACAACAACAAAGCCCGTTCCATCCCCATTATCACTAACATGTACAACACGCCCGAACTGATTTTTAACGTCTGCGTCTTTGTAGACCCAATCCCCAATAACAGGCGCTGTACCCGTAGCACCTGTATAGTTAATTTTTCGTGCTGTCTGAACCCACAACCCAGAGAACGCACCGAAGGAGTCGCAATATCGACCTCCGCCTGTCCAGTAGGCAGTCGTATCGATAGATTGATTTGCTAATCCATCACCAATACCAATCTGGTACCAACCACGGCTGGTTTGGAGTTGAGCTGTGTTGCTGCCTGTAAAGAGCGTGTTCCCATTCGTGCGATAATGGATGGGTTTTGCGGCATTAGCGCCGTCGATAAAAACTTTTGCTCCAGCTTTGATATCAAATGTAACGATCTGCGAGGGAGTTTGCGTGATATTAACCGTAACGCCGGACTGAGGAACGATTGTTTCTCCTTCCGTCACGGTACGGTTCACCATGATATCTTCTAGGTCACATACTCCATTGATGACGAAAGAGTCAGTTGTATAAATGTATTCTGACATTTATATGCACTTAGCAGTGGTCGCCATTGTGAATCGTGTCGAAGTAGTCGAGAAGTTTATCGCAGACTGTCTCTGCGAAAATTAATCGTCGTTGCTCGATTGAGCTTAATTTGTTGTAATTCTGCCCCTCGTACTCTCGTCGCCAACGCTGGAGTCGTTTAGTTACAACCTCGAACGTGTAGCCGGGGACTTCCCAGAACCAAACCGACAGAACGAATACATTAACAAGCCAATCTGCCACCATAAAGGGGTATAACATAATCCGAACAATCGTGTGCCACCGCGTACCCTTGAGCCATTTGTGGGACATCATCAGGGCAATGTAGTACACGTACAGTCCCAAGAAAGCGGCCACCGAATATACGATGTAAGATACTACAATGTTCATTGCCAAAAACTCTTTTGTTGTTGCTGTTGTTTCAGTTGTTGAAGCTGTCCACGGTAGAAAGCGGCGGTAGACTCGTCGCCACGGTCTTCCGCTTCCTTGATTTTTTGCTCCAGTTGTTGCTGCTGTACGAAGAGTGCGCTCGCCACGGTCACGTATTCGTTGTCGGCATAGTACTTCATGCCCGTACCGCCTGCACTGCCGAGGGCAACAACGATTCCAATCACGGATGCCATATCTGAAATACTCATTTAAGCAAAGCCATCAGGTCTTTTAGTCGATCAACCACGACAACGCCAAGAGTCCCGAGCACAGCAACAACCCCATAGAAAATCCCTTTACCAAAAGTGAACTTTCGGTTGAATTCAAGCGCCTCTGCTTCCAGAGATTTAAGTCGTTCTCTAATATCGTTTTTGTCATCAGATATTCGCTGTTTAAGGTTTTGAATTTCCTGTTGAAGAAATACAATTTCACCGCCGAAACGATAATTCTCGCCTCGATGGGCGACTGTTTCTTGGCTGCTATTGACGACTGAATCATACCCATCCACTACGGTCTCCCCTTGAGTGAGTTTACCCCGTTGACACCGAAGCTCGCCGTTATAATCGTGCCGAATGCCGTGGTTATGGGAAAAAACAAATCCTTCATCATGCCCGCAGCATCAACGGCCCCGGCCGAATCACCGAGGTTAAAGGCCACCATGTAGGAAAGGGCTACCATATTAACCAGATAAAACCCATAGCCAATACAAGTAAACTGCGTAACAACGCGTCGAAGGTTCCCATTCGGATCGAGTGCTTTGACCATAACCGCCTTGGCTTCCGCGGTTTCCTTGTCAGTTTCGATCCACTCGGAGGCAATATCCGCTATCGCCTTGGTCGCGCCTCCAGTAAAAATGTCTGTCCAGCTCACAGAATTACCCCCGGGTTGCCCACCAAGACTTCACGTCGAAGCCGGGGCACGTTTTGTGTGAATTAACATCGTTGTGCCCAATCACATTGATCCCATTATACTTGTGGTTCCATCCCATTAACAACTGACTAAGAGAGTGCATCTGTTCGTCCGTCGCATCGCCCCCCTCGCCAATTAGACAAACACCCAACGAGTGTGCGTTGTGCCCCCGCGCATGAGCCCCGATCCAATACTCAGGTCGCCCAGACTGCATAACACCATTCTCGAGAATAACCATATGATACCCGATGCCGGAGAAACCCCTCTCGCAATGCCAATCATGGATTGTCGCTGCGTCATCGCCGCGCCCCTGTGGACTCGCCGAGCAATGTACGATAGCCGTGTCAATTTCTCTCATCAGTCAAACACCAGCGCGTCAGACGCGATTTTAATGTTAAAAGGACCCTCGGTGCTCGTGTACTCCGCACCCCAATCTACGATACAAACGGCTTTTTTGCCCTTGCTCGCGTTATAAATCATATACCCCCGCGCCGTTATCGTCGCGTTCGGGAGATGCACCGAATCAAATGTAAGCGCCCCGGCGCCCCGATCAACCCAAGTCCTCGGGTTCTGGAGTTTAACCCCGCCACGGCGATATCCTTTGCCCGAAACCTCACCTTTATCGGTGTATGTCGTCGTATCCTCACCGAGATTCGCGCTACTCGTATATAAAGCGATCTTGTACTGATCAGAAACCGAGTGAACCCCCCCGAGGAAATCGGCTTTAGTCTGCGCGGGTATCCCGGTTTTTATCATTTTCAATTACCATTGGGGCGGGAGGAAATGAAGTTAGACTGTCGACCGCCTTGTGGGGTGCCGTCACTTTGGAGGTTTTTCGGCTTTGTCTTTGTGGCTCCCGTGATCGCGCCGGAGCCGTCGCGTTGGAATTGTACATTTTCTACCTGTGGTTGCGCCGCAGCGTCCATCATAGCCTGTTGCTGAGCGGCTTGTTGCGCCAACTGCTGCTCAATATCCTCTCGCGTCGGGACAATACGATCAACGTTGGTGTTGAGATTACCCGCCATATCACGCAACAACTCAGCAGCACCCGGAAGCCCTACTATTTGCTGCGCGAGCGGGCTATTGAGCACGAGATTCAGGAATTCCTGCTTTCTAACCGCTTCGGCCTCCTTAACGACGAGTGACATAGCGCCCTGAGCAACGATTTTAACGTCACCGATCAGATCGGGGTCATTGGAATATCGCAAATTCCGTTGGTACTTGCGGCGCAACAGGGGCTCAATAACGTCCTTGTCGATGTTGCTGATAACTTGTTTGATGGATTTACCCGCATTGGAGATTAACATCGACAACCCGGAACTGGTTCGTCCTGCGCCCGGCACGTGTTCCCCGGTCATATACCTCGGTATCCCTGACACCTCATCAGCAAGGGCCAGAAAACGCTCGAAAACCCCGAGTAGCTCTTGCGCGTTGCTCTGGGGCTGGAAAAAATCAATAGGCGGCGCGTTATCACCGAAATCGGACTGCTTAAACTGCCATATTTTCCACGGGTACATCTGGGAAATGTTTTCCCCAGCAGGTAATCTCGAGATGTTAACACCAACCTGCGGTCCTGATGAGATGCCCATGTTGTTCGCTAGTGACCGGGCCGCGGCATTACACATGTTTTGCGCATCCATAACCAAATCAGAGACACCATTCCCGTCAATCCGACCGGGTACCTTCTCAAAAGAGGTTACAAAATAGGGCTTCCGCCCAATCGGATCGTAGTTCAAGACCGCCTTTATAACACGGTTCTTCACTAACCAAAGCTCCACGGGGTAAGCCAGCGCGGGGTCCTTGATATCCGCAGCATCCATGCCCCATTCAAGCAGCTCTTTGCCCAGCACATCGTCCCACAGTTGAATTGCGTCGACCGTATCTTCTGTACGCAACCCGTATGGTTTTGCCTTGTTACGACATCAGACCGGTCAATCTCGCCATGGAGCCACGACGTCCCGCCACCATCGTTAAAGTTGAGCAGTAAATCACGGATAACCGCATCAGAATATCCCTCGACACCGAGCATCGCCTGTAGGTCTGTACGCGTCAGGGAGTGCAGCTCAATACACGGAATCTCGTCGATATTGTCCCCCCAAGGGGCCCAGTAAAATTTGAACGGGTCGACACGCTCGTACTCATCGAGTGTTTCTTCGGTCAGCTCCATGCCGTTTTGCCCGTATTTGATAGCTTTGCGTTTGCGTGGAGCGGGACCTTTCAACACCGCGAACGGATACGTCGCGATGTCATCGGTAAATTCGTGTAGCGCCTTGATAATCCCTCCCTCGATTAACTGGTCCTCCATCTTCTGCTCCATACGCTCAACCCGCTTGTTCGCCTCGTAGACAAGCTCGCGTTTGGCCGCGTCCTTCATATCAGACGCCATTTTTTCTCAATGACATGGGGTCGATCTGCCCACCGCCCTGCTGGTAGTGCAGCATCAAATTCTGTTGCATGATATCCTGAAGCCCGGCAAGTAGCTGCGGTGGCAGCTCGGGTATCGGCGTTGGTTTGATTTCCCACGGTTTGTCGGAGCCTGTGCCCAACATGCTGTCACGAAGCCACGCCGTTGCCGTCCGGCACTTCGCACTGACGATGCCCATAAATATCTCAGACCCACCCTGATCCTTTATCTCGGCTATCTTCTCAGGGGAGTACTGCATATTCCGAGCGCGATGTGTCTCGAGCAGTCGGTCGGTAATTTCTTTGTTCTTATAGTCACGCAGCCGCTCCCAGCGTTTGCGCGCATGAGCGGCAAGTCCACTGATAACCGGTTGTGCGTTTTGCTCCTCAGACGCCCTGCGAGCTTCGTCTTCTAGCTGTTGGGCCGAGGCTACAGGAATGAGGGCGGCAAAGGCTTGCGTTGCCATAAGTCACCACTAGATTGAACAATCCCGTAGATCATAGCTTATGACTGCTATGTTAGCAAGAAATGATGCCCTTATGTCCACCCGGCGGCGCTTACTCTCTCCACAGGACGAACACCCTCGTCCGCGAGTCCCATTCCAAATACCTCACCTCCGTCCGCATGGAGACATAAATACTGACAACCATCAGCAATATCGCTCCAAGGATGGCTTTTCTCCGGCTTCTCATCCTTCACCCCTTTCTGGTTTATCTTATACCGGTATTTCCCCGCTAGCGCCTTGATGAGCTGCGATGCCCCCGCGGGACAAAGCAACAACCCCGCATGTCCGTTGATCGTCCTCGTCAGGTAAGTCTCCACGGCCGACAACCGCGCCGCTATCGAATTCGTCCTCGCGGGCTTAACAGAAAACCCCTCCGCCTTGTAAATGTCCGCCACCGTCCGCTCATCAGTCTGCACCCGCTGAAACGCCGCTGGGTCAATCACAACCTGATACTTCCGGTACGCAAACTTATTCGCCAACAACGGCTTCAAGTCCTCTCGAATAAACCGCAACGCCCCCTTGTCGGCCGACGTCAGGGCATTATAAACCACCACTCGCCCGTCATAAGTCGCCTGCCCCACCACAGCGGCGGGAGTCAGTCCTGCATCGACACCAACCAGTATCGTCCCGCCGTCTTGTATCGGCTGTATTTCCTTTTTGGCGACGTGCGTGCCCCGGTCGAAGGATTTATGCACAGGCTGCCCCGACAGGGACTTACCGAACTTCGCGTGAATGTACACATCGATCCAATCCTCAGTTTTACCCTCGGCGAGATTTTCATAGTAATCATCGGGTAGGTACTGGTTCCAGTCTGCCTCCGGCGACAACCCGCTTGGCTGTATCGTAACATGGCAGTTGTCCGGCGGGTTCGTAAGCAATTCTTCCCAGAACGTGTCTTGGTCCGGCGGGTTCGTCATCCCCCACACATGCGCGTTGGACCGTCCGTCGTCCGTTTTACACCCCACCCCGTTAATCACCAAGTCCGGGTAACGTCCCACGCGCCCCTGCGCGGCGTTATAAATATCCGGGTGTATCTCGCGAAACTCGTCGAAGATAATAAAACTCGCATTGAGCGACAGGAGCCGCCGCACGTCATTCGCGTCGTCCAACCCACGGAACAAAACCTCACACTCAATGTCCCCGAGTCGTATAACGAACTTGTACTCCGATTTGAGATACGCCCCCATGACACCTTCCGGTATCCACTTCATGAAATCGGGTATGCTGGTGTCTCGTAGCTGCTCTCGCGTGTTGCGCACCCACACCGCCTTCGACCGGCGGATACCATCCTTTGACGGGGCCATAACTGCGGCGTAGCGCAGTATCTTCATTATTCCAGCGGTTGTTTTTGTTGACCCTATCGGGCCCACCGCCAAGGCAATAAATTTTTCCGAGTAGAAAAAATCGTCAAGGGACTCGATAACCTCGAAATCAATCGTGTGTGTCATGGAGTTGGCGGACCCAGTTGCTCTAAATCGAGCGGGACCCACGGGAGAACATCCCATAATTTCATCGCCCACGTCCCCCCTTCAGGTTGGGCGCAGGACGCGTGTTCGTTTTCCCACATCACCTCCGAGAACTCCCAGATTTTCATAATGTCCACGGCTGGGCTATGCGGGGACTTCGACGGCGTTTCCTTCGATGGTGACAGACTCATGCTTTTCCTTTGCTCGTGTGATGTTAATAACAACCCGCGGTTCTCCTGACTTGTCAGCATCACCCGCTTTTCCTGAGGACATCTTTCTCAGTACCTCCATGATCGAGGCCACGGCACTCGGGCTTGTCGCGGGGTCAACACACCGTCTTGTCATTGTCTCCATGATGTAAGCGAGTTGAACTCGAGCTGTTCCACTCAATGCCTCTTCGTTCCCTTCCGCTATTTCTGACAGCAGTGTGGGGGGTATGGCTAATATATTAGCAACAGCTTTGTTATCGGGATCAATCATGGGGTGAGTTTAGTACGGGGCTCACTTTTTGGCAAGGTGATTGTTCAGTGCGGAGTTATTAAGTAGTAACGTGTTATTAAAATGAACCGTAGGTAAAAATGAGGGGGCGCATTGCACGGGGTACATAAGGTGGTGGCCACCCCCCCTGCCCCCGCGGTCCCTGTGGTCCCCTAGCAAAAATATTCACGGTCCACTATAGGTGCGGGAGGCGCTGAGCGATAGGAATCGCTGTCATGCTGAACCCCGCCACCAGACCTTCGGGACCTTCGGGCAAACTGTCGGGAAATCTGAACCCATCTAGCACATCGTGTAAAGATGGTAGTAGGAACCAAAGACTAAGGCCAATCAAGGACCGAGCCGCACGGGGTAGATAAGTACCATTAATAATGGTTTACGACTTAAAAGGTTACAGGTGCAAGTGAAAAGCTTCGGAAGAATATTCCATCGATTGTTTCATATAGGCTAGACCCAAGTTCGGATGCAGATGCAGGCATCGGGGACCGAATAGGCGAGGCAACCGGCAAGACATTACCGGTTAAAAGTTATACCTGACAATTGCAGTGATGGGGGACCCTTCGGCAAGACCAGCAAAAGGCAGGTTAGTTGCGTAGTTTCGGTTGAATTATCCCGGTATCCAAACAAAGACGAGATGTTAACAGTATGCGCATGACATTGGGTTATGCGCATATATTACCATTTCATTAACTCTCATGGGAGAATCAGATATGTTAAGTATTAAAGAAATCAACAAGAAAATTGGCGGCGTTAAGCGTTCAACAACAGCGATTCATAACGCTGTTCAATTGGTGATCTGCAACGTTGCGGGCCACGTTGTAGATTACGGTGACACCACCGGATATGATCGACTTCGCGCCGTATTGGGCGCATACCACCAGCGCGCTGTCGATACGTGGATCAAGTCGAACGGATGCGCTCGGTTCGATAGCAAAAAGGGCGCGTACGTCATCGACAGGAAAGCAAAAGCGGCCATCGTCGCTGACGGCGCTTGTGGTGCCGACTTCACGGCACAACTCACCGACACTGCTGTTAAATGGTGGAACAAGCCATCGTCGAGTCAAGATGCTAAAGCCTTTGACGTGGCCAAGAAAATCAAGGCAATTGTGTCCGGTATGGACAAGGACGGTGCCATGATTGTGTTGGATGTAGAAGAGTGCCTCGACGCGATCTTGGCACTCAAGGCCACGATCAAGCAGTATGACCAGTTAGACATGGATGCAGCAGCGTAAGCCCTGCGACCCATGTTGTACCAGCACCACCTAATCTAGGGTGGTGCTAACTTGTTAGTGTGGATGCTATTTGATCCCACTAACAAGTTAGCATCATAGAAGCACACGCGGGGCAAAAACCACGGTAATTCCTAAGTAATGGCGTCGAAAAACCACCGAAGCCATTACTTTTACCTGTTTTTGCCATTACTAAAGCCATTACTTCTCTATATAAATCATATAGTTATCTGAGTAATGGCTTCAAAAGTAATGGCTTTGGAAACAATACACGATGTGAGAAAATATTTTCATGAAACTTTGTTTCCTGTGGGGAAACACCACCCCGCTAGCCACGCGAAAAAGTAATTGGGGGTACTGTAATTTCGCGAAGCCATTACTTTTGACCCCTTTTTGACCCATTTTGGAATCTAACCCATTGATTCTAAAGGAAAAAGTAATGGCAAAAGTAATGGCAGAAATCACCACGCCAACAAGTTAGCATCGTTAAATTCGCATGTAACTCGTTGATTCCATTGTGGTTTTAGCTCACCCGAGTAATGGCAAAAAGTAATGGCAGAACAAGCCATAACAGGCCACCATCGCGACAAAAGCGCCTTCTAACATGTTAGCAGCAGGCATTTCGCCACACAAAAACGCTGTCTCAACAAGTTAGCAGCACGCAACCTTGTTGCTAACATTTATCAAATCACGAACAAGGGAGAAATGCCATGCAAAAACCGAAAATCCCCATGCCCGAGGGCGTTACCATTAACAAGTCAGCGTGGTACAAAACGGAGATCGCATCCCATACAAACGTAACGGGGTGGTTTGACTACAGTGTAATGGCGCTGTTCATCTTGCCGCGCCTGATCATGCTTCGAGATGAAACCCACGGACACCCGCCCGAGTTCACCCAACCCGAGTGGCTCGCCATGCTGAATGAAATGGTATTCGCAATGAGCTATTTTTCCGAGGGCGCGGCGTGGCAAGCTGCACCCTGCGATGTGCCTGAGGGCGAGAAACAACCCATCGACCGAGCACGTGATGGGGCCGCTCTGATGGGGANATACTTCGACCACCTGTGGGATTAGCCACGAATCTGATATCGTGAGGAGGGAGGAGAACTGTTTGATCGAGATGTAAGGATGGTTGACCCGACCGTACAAAGGGCAAGCTGCACCTAGAAGTATACCGACTAGGGGTGGATCACTACCGGAGTGTGATCGGCTGATTTACGGCATGTCGTTACCCAAGAAGGATACCGTTGGACCGGCGAGCGTGGCTCCGGCTGTAAAATGTACCACGCGCTAACTTCTCAACAACAAGGGAGAAAATGAAATGGCAGACAAAACCGTCTATCTGGCTGCGAAAAAGCTGCTGGAACACGTGGACAAATCACCAATCGCCCACGATGCGTACATTGTGAACAAGGCGATTAACTTCGCGGTGGAGAAACACGGCGGGCAAGTACGGAAGTATGACGGCACGCCGTACGTACACCACCCGCTTCGTGTGGCTTACAAGTTACTGAGAACAAACTTACTACCGAAGTTCATGTTATCCGCCGTGACCACGGCGCTGCTTCATGACACGGTGGAGGATACCGACGCCTGTCATAGTGAAATACTGCGCGAGTTCGGGCAACGCGTGGCGGCTGGCGTGTGGTTTCTTACTGATGTGTTTGACCCGTTGGATGGCATCAACCGCGCCGATCGTAAAGAGGTAGAGCGGGAGCGTATGCACCACGCACCCAATTGGGTGAAGTTGGTGAAGTATTACGATGTTATGGACAACGCCAACAGCATAAGGAAGTTTGACCCTGAATTCTATACCGTATTCGAGGAGGAGGTCTTGGCTCACTTCGAGGAAGATGGTATGCACGAGCTGGCATGGGAGTCCAATGTTGTTGTGCCGCCCATGTTAACAAGTTAGCAGGAGAACGGGGGCAGTGGATCATTAACCCGATAAACAATATCATCAAGTAACAGGTTGACACCCTGTTACTATTTAGGTAACATGTGAGCCTTGTCACCTCACCAACTCGTAAGGAGAGAAGTACCATGAAAGAAATTAAACCCGCCGACTTGTTGTCGGATAACCATGAGGCGCTCAACCGCGCGCTCACGTCGCAGTGGATGCGGCTGAAGTTGAGCATATCGCGGTGGGATGACCGCGTTCGTTCCGATATCTTGACCGAGGAGGTCAAGAGGAACCACGGAGTCACCGGAAATAAGGTTGGTGACTTCTACAAGCGCCTGTTCGGAGATGCGCGAGGCGAGCTGGACGCGCTGAACTCCGCGCTCTCAGCCGTTCGAACGACATTCTATGATGTCACCAAAAAAGTTGACCGCGACTATTACATCGTCCCAGTGGCGGACATGCCGGACGTTCTCGTAAAGTTAACAGCGGCGGTGAAAACCGTCGACGACCGAAAGAATGATCTTCGTGCCGTGTGGCCGATGCTTTAGAGTACCCCAATATCGAAGACGTACTTTCTCGAATGGAGGCGAGGTTTCGGCCCGAGGTTATCGGGGACTTGGGGACCCTTGATAATATGTTACTGCCAACGACGGTAGCCGCCACGTTCGCTAGCCAAATGGCGAACAACCAGACCGAACTTGTAACCGACATGGTTACAACACTCTACGACGAACTCGCCGAAACCACGGCAGACATGGCTCGATACTTTGGAAACAAGGTAGCGGGAGAGAAAGGACATAAGCTGTACGACAGTAAGATAGAGAAGGTAAAGCGGCTTGCACGCCAGCTCGAAAGTGCGAGTGGTATCGTCAACACGGACTTCTCTAACTTGTCAGCAGCAGTGAGCAAGCTGGCCGAGGTGGATTTCGATGCGGCGAAGGCCAGCATCACGGTCGCCGAGGCAACGCATACCTTAGCGAGTGACATTAACAAGTCACTAGGTGAGCTGGGCAAAGGGGATACCCAGCCGGTCGCCGCAACGGTTAGTGTTGCTAATACGTCAGCAGCAGAGGTATCAAGCGCAATTACCGATGACGCGCCGGTCGAGCAGCCGGTCGCTGCGGTGCAGGAAACAACGGAGGACGTGGACGGTGGCGAGGAAGCCGCAGAGCAGGAGGGTGCTGATAACAAAGAAGCAGCACCGCAAGTACAGTCGAACGACATGTTTGCCGATCTCGACAAGTTGTTCTTTTAATAGGGGCGTTCGCCTCATCTTAACTCGTAAGGAGAATCTTATGAAACTGTCAGACCTAATCACCAACGAACACCGCGAACTCAAGCGCCACATGGCATCGGGTAACAACATAATGTACATGGGAGCACCCGGGTTGGGAAAGTCTATGCTCGTGGAGCAGTTCACCAAGCAGTATAATCTGGGGTATGTGGAACTGATCTTGTCACAGGTCGAGGCTATCGACATTCGTGGCATGATGGTCCCGCACCGTGTGGAAGGACGCCTTCCTGACACCGTATCAACACGAACACCTCTTGCTGCGATGGTAGCAGCAGAGCAGGCTAAGGGGGTCAAGGGCGGTATCATATTCTTTGATGAATATTACCAAGCGGGCATCGACAACCGCAAGGCTGTCAGCCAGTTCTTAACCTCACGTCGTATCGGGGATTGGGACCTGCCCGAAGGCTGGGTGGTATGGGGTGCGAGTAACCCCCCCGAGTGGCGTGCTGGGACAGTGCCCCCGATGGGCCATGAGAAATCGCGGTGGCAGGAGTTTAACATATCCCCCGATCCGGAAGCGTGGCTGACGTGGGCGAACACTGCGGGGATACATCACTTGTATCAGGCTTTCGCTAACAAGTTCCCACAAGAGGTATTTGTTACGAAGCCGCCAGCAGAGCGGGCCGCGTTGCATAACAACCCACGGGCGTTCGTAACGGCGCATAACTATCATTCTCTGGGCGTCGTCGGCAATGAGTTGCCGATGGATGCGATTACCCAAGAGGGTGTCCGTGGTGCGATTGGTGACGGTGCGGCGCGGGCGCTGTTTGGCTTCCTGAAAGTACAGGACGTTATGCCGAGCCCCGAGGATATGTTGAGTGATCCCACGGGGTGCAAGATGCCACCACGTGAGCGGCTTGATGCACGCTACGCTTGCATGATGCAGGCAGCGCACTACGCCGGTAGTAAGACCAACGAGGCGCTGTTCGAGTTCGTTAAGCGTCTGGACAAGGAGATGACGGTATCTGCGATCAAGCACTTCGTTCGCAAGGACCCCCTGTCGATCAATGCGCCGAACATCGCGCAGTTCATCGCTGAGAACCCCGAGTCCGCTATGTCACTAGCGAGGTAATACCATGAAGCTCGCAGACGTTAAACTACTCAAGGCCAACCTAGTCATGCTGGGTGGTCACGGGCCTGTCAATGAGAACGCAGGGACATGGAGGGTCCCTATCAAGGCAGGGGAACAAACTCACGCAACGCGTTTCTCGTTGCACATCGCTGGCCCTTACACGGACGCAAGGGTTAGGCAAAAGAGAGGGGATGGTACGTACGTGTGTTACCTAGAGGTAACGGGCGATCCATACATGGATTACTTGGAGTATAACCGGGAGACTCTCACTAAGTTAACAGATGTATTGCAGCGTGTTGCTGAGATATCAGGAGGTAGTCATGACTAAAGATGAGGCCAAGCAGGTGTTGGCTTATTGTGCGGTGTTGGATTTTGAAGTCCAGTCGCACTTTATGAAACGGGTGTTCGAGAGTGGCGCGACGGTGGTGGTGTATTCACTCGATCCGCTCGCGGCAGATGCCGACTATGCCATTGTCATGCAGTACCACAAAGCGAAAGGGGGGCAACCGAAAGCAGATTTTTATCGGGACTTCGAGCAGTGCAAGTCCGACATGGCTGAGATTGCGCAAATTGAAACAACAACTGGAGGTGAATCGTTATGATACCGCAACCGATACTGAAACCGCTGGAGGAACGGAGTGATGCCATCGCCGACACTATGTCGCGCATGATGACGTTGTTTCCTTTCTTCGGCTCTTACTTCTACGGTGAGATGAAGTTAGTAGAGACAACGGACCTAGAAACGGCGGCAACCGATGGGGAAACCGTATGGGTTAACCCTGAGTACTTCGCCAAGCTGTCGCTTGATGAGCGGGTGTTTGGGGTATGCCACGAAATTCTGCACGCGATCATGTTCCACTTACCACGCGCCAAGTACTGGATGGATATTGATTCTTCGCCAACGGGTGACCCGTATGATCATGCGGTGGGCAACGAGGCGGCTGACTACATTATTAACAGCATCCTGAAAGAGTCTCATATCGGGTCGATGCACTCGTCGTGGCTGTACCGCAGGGACATTGATTCCACATGGACGACTGGAGGATGCCTATAAGAAGGTAGCAGAGAACCGACAATCCGGCGGCGGGCAAGGTCAGGGTCAAGGTCAGGGTCAGGGTCAAGGTCAGGGTCAAGGTCAGGGTCAAGGGGCAACCCGATCAGGGGCAACCCGATCAGGGGCGAGGGCAAGACCAACACTTTATTCCCCACGGCAACAGCAAGAATGAAGATGAGGTGAAGACCGCTGTCGAGGCCGCACTACAGACGGCGAAGATGATGGGGGATATGCCCGGCGCGCTGGAGCGTGCCATTGCGGGGATGATGGAGCCTGTTGTTACATGGGAAGAAGAACTGCGCCGGTCGCTGGAGCCCGCCGAGGGTCGTGATGAGTTGTCATGGAGACGTCCCCACCGTCGTCGATTAGTCCTGCATGATGTATACATGCCGTCATCGACGGGGTACACAATGGGCGGTGTTGTCGTGCAGATCGATACATCTGGGTCAGTGTCGCAGAAAGAAATGGCCCAGTTTCTAGGTGAGCTGGGGCACATCATGTCGCAGTGTAAACCTGATTGGTTGAAGTTGTTGTGGGTGGATGCGTATTGCTACGAAGAAGACGTCGAGGAGCCCGAGGACCTGATGTTCGTCAAGCCACAAGGGGGTGGTGGTACTGACATGGGAGTAGGACTTGATTATGTCCGCAACATGGATGAGAAGCCCGCTACGCTGGTCGTGTTGACTGACGGGTACACCCCGTGGGGTAAGCCCATCGAGGGTGTTGATATCATCTGGGGCATAACCGAGAAGTCGATCAAGGCCGAACACGGTAAGACGATCTTCGTGGAGGTAGGGAAAAATGAGTAAGATATTTATCACTTACAAGAGTCCTGTGCTTGAGTTGCTACTGGATGAGTGGGATGACGCATTGTGCGCTAATCACAACTGGTTCGCGAAGCTGTTCAAGACCCAAGCGTATCGGGATCGTTGCACTCGTATCGCAGAGATGAAAAAAGCAGCGCGGAAATACTTGCTCGCGACACTGCCACCGGGAGCCAACGGGTGGATTTCTCACCAACCGGGCAGTGATGTTTGGGTGCTGGATACTTCGGCGGGGGAAACTAAGGCGCCTAGCTATCATGGTCGCGGCGTTAACGGAGGCATCTATGGATGTAATTAACCTGTTTTTGATGACCCTTATCACGTGGTTTCTGTGGTCAGTGGTTTACCACGTGCCGTGGGCGTACACCACATCGGGGGCCCTGCTGGGTTTCTTTTACCTGTATCCCCACATTCGACAACTGTTTATTGGAGGGTAAGATGAATAACGAGCTAACCCACACTGGCCTGATTTACAACCTGCATAATCTGGGGTTTACGCGGGTCAGTGGCAAGGGTATTGGTGTCCTTGAGAAGTTAATAGACAAGGGCGGGAGCAGGCTCAGGATTCTGGCATTAGTAAGTAAGCGTGATGCTACCTTGTTAGTACAGAAGAAAGGGCACCCCGATTGTAAATTCCAATTCAAGCGGAGCTATGACATGGCTTCGTCCTTTATACGCGATTACGTAGGAGGTTACCATGGCGAATAATAAGGGCTATTTTGAATGGGCCCCATCGGATATAGATATACCATATCTGAGAATGGCCGTCGGTGTTAATATCGAGACAGGGTACATCAAGTCCCAAATGCGGAGGAAGCTGATCGAGGCGGTGAAGACGGGGGTGTTGCCAACCTATAGCGGGCAGCTCGCCGCCCTGTATCGGACGATAGCGTACCAGTACAAATGGCCGGACCCCCACCTATGGACCAAATCTTGGTGGGTAGGCTGTCGCTTTTATGTTAGTCGCGAGGTGTTCTACAATAAAATAGCGCCCTTTTTAGCCCTGTTGTGTGGGGACAACGAGGGCCCGCGATATTTTAGTCACAATGGGTTCGGCACAACTAGACAAACGGGCATAAATCAGAAGGAACGGAAACTAGCAACGACAAACACTGTGCCCGACAGTATTTTTAAGGCACTAGCAGAAGAAGATACGCGGGACCCAGCCGATGTCGCGAGCGTATTAGATACTATTAACAAGTCAGGGGTAATATCCTGTCGGTATCTGGTTCGTAACGTTTAATAATCACACTTTCACTCGTAAGGAGAACAACATGTCAGCAACACGATTTAGCATCTCGGAAATACGACAGCTACAAGCGCGGGCCGTCAGTTTCATCGCTCGGCTCGATAACCTTAATACACCTCCCGCTGAGTTGACAGCACTAGACCCGAAAGAACTATACTATGGGTGGTTTTGTAAAGAGGAACGCGATCTTCTGGAACATACGGACAGGGTACAAAAGGAAACCGATAAGCGAAGGGAGGAGTATCCGTCGGCACCGAAGTCTTGCCAATTTACATACCCTGTAAACCCATCAAGTAGGAGGTTCGTATTGATGCGAGCCCAGCTAAACAGGGTGTCGCGGGTATCGACGGACGACACCCCGTATACATGGTGGGTTAACTTTGAAATATCATTCAAGAATTTATCTTCCACTATAAGTGGGCCCTACAACGGGGAGCCCATTATCGAGGAAGGGCACCCCTACTATGAGCAGTTGGTTCTTTTTGCAAAACAGCACTACCGGGTGGAGGAAATTAAACGCAATGCCCGCAGTCTGTTTACGCAAATCAGCGAGTGCTGTAGTACCCCCGGGCAGTGGAACACCGTGTTCCCGGGGGTCAGTGCACTACTGGGGCAGGATATGCAAGCCACAGTCCGGCGGCAGAAACGAAAAAGTAATTGGCCCCGCGATTTGCCATACAGTGTCAAGGCGCGCATACCCGGACTCACTAAGTTGTTTGCATCATGCGCCCTTCTTCCCGAATACGAGAAGCCGATCATCTCTGTGTACAACATGAGGAAGGAGTAATATGAACCAGATAAATGTGATTTCGCCCTATCGATGGGAAGACATGTGGGTGTTCGATGACCCGAGCAGGGAGCTGGACAAAGAGGCTTTTGTTTGTGGTACGGGCGCGATACTGGATTTTTTAACCCAAGATATAGCAGATGCCACCAACGGATTTAACTTGATATTTAGTAAAGACCTGTTCCCCGGCGTGCAGCATCGGTTCCGTCGTGTTGGTCAGGAGTTAGGGGGGTGGTGGTACGAGCACCCCGAGTATCTGTTCGCTGGGTGGCTTTGCCCAGCGTTGTATAAATACTTTTCCGAAGCGCCGGAAGTCTTATATGTGAAAGTTCAACCACGAAGCGAGGTGCAATGATGCGTAAATTTATACCCGACCCAAGTAAGCTGCGTGCTGTTAACACGTTAGACATAACACGAACAACCCGCAACCGATACCGGGATGCCAGTAGAGACGAGGCATCGATAAGGCACCGCGCGGCGTTAAATGCCTACGCGAACCAGCAGTATCGGCAAGCGCAGGAGTATGATCCCCTTGAAGACGACAAATAGAAAGTAATGTGTTAACTTTTAATAAACAGGTGTATAATACATGTACACCGATAACGATGGAGAACGTAATGTCAAAAGATACTTTTGAAATGACCCTATTGGTAAATACCGCGCAGTTAGGGCGTATTGCCGCTTTAGCCACGCAAATCGACGTGTCGTACGATATTAAGTACTTAAGGGCAGACGGGGGTCAGGCTAAGCAGTTATCTCTGTTCGCTGAGCCGACTGTGAAGCCTGCGGGCAGGTCCCCGACCGGGCGCAAAACTAAAAAGTTCCCGACGACGCTGGATATCGACCGGGTTGAGGCACATCTTAAAGCCTTCCCCGTTGACGGGCCGAGCGCAGTCAAGCAAGCATTACACCTTGAACATTCTTTAGCAACCGTCCGCCGTATGGTCCGGGGCATACACCCGCTACAGGTCAAAATGGGGATCAAACCAAGATGAGTATATTCGGCGATGCGATCGACGCGAAAGTACTAGCCACGACTCAACAGCAGCTTAACGACTTGAGGGCGTCCCAAGTGGGTACTAGCTTAGCCCAACAGCAAGCGATATTAGGGAACCCACAGTGGCCCAAGGTGCCGCTTCCCGAAATGACTCAAACCGAGCCCCGCTCGATAAGTATATCCGAGCAGGTGAAGCGGAAACTACTCGCACAAAAGGACCTCGTATCGGTTGACACTACCAAGTTAGAGGCACTGCGGTGGTTAGATGAGCAACTCGAAACGAATCCGGAATTTGCGAAAACTCTGGAAGCGTTACGTAGTTTGGGGGTTCTATAATGACAGACTTTTACACGATAGATTTCGAGTGTTACTACGATCAAACGTATAGCCTCGCCAAGATCACAACCCAGCAGTACATCATGTCGGAAAAATTTGAAGTCATCGGCGTGTCCATAGCGAAAAACGGTGGGGACCCACAGTGGCATAGCTACGATTGGTTTAACCCGGATGATGTGGTGAAGTACGACGAGGTATTGAAAAAATTGGACGGGGCGATTGTGCTAGCACACAACGCGAGGTTCGATGTTGGTATTCTGAGCTACTGGTTCGAGGTTACTCCCGCTGTCATATTAGACACAATGTCCATGGCGAAACCACTCCACGGATTAACCGTGGGTGGTAGCCTCAAAGCGTTAGCCGATAAGTACCGCATTGGTGTTAAAGGTGCTGAGGTTATCGGTGCGCTAGGTAAGCAACGCGCGGACATGATTGACGATGGGACGCTAGATGCCTACGGGGAATACTGTAATAACGACGTGACCCTATGTCGAACGCTGTACGGCAAGCTAATTAAGCACACCAACAAATCCGAGCTGAAAGTTATCGACAAGACGGTGCGTATGTTCACCGAGCCGAGCCTTATGCTTGATGCTGACTTGTTATCAGAGTCCCTGACTGCCGAGGTAGCCGCCAAGAGTGAACTACTGGACGCGGCGGGCGTTCCACGTGAAACAGTCATGTCGAACGCGAAGCTGACTAAGGTGCTGGAGGCGCTGGACGTTGCAGTGCCAACTAAAACGAGTCCCACGACGGGCGCGACAGTGGCAGCGATGGCTAAGTCTGACAAGGAGTTCGTGGCGCTAACCGAGCACAAGATACCGCTGGTGCGACGGCTTGTCAAAGCGCGTCTTTCTAACAAGTCAACGATAAACACAACGCGGATGGAGAAGTTTCTCACCTTGTCGGAACTTGGCCCGCTATGGGTACCACTGAGTTATTGTGGTGCTGTCGGGACGTGGCGCTGGTCTGGGGACGATGGGTTGAACATGCAAAACCTTCCGAGCAGGGGGGAGAATACCATGCGTCGAGCTATCATGGCACCCGAGGGACACAAGCTCGTAGTCGTGGACTCGTCGAATATCGAGCTGAGAACAAACCACACGCTGGCGGGGGAACAAAAAGTCATAGACGCCTTGCGCGAGGGCCGGGACCTGTACAAAGAGTTCGCTGGCGAGAGCCTATACAACTGCGCCGTTGAGGACGTTACTAAAGACCAGCGTTTCGTGGGAAAAGTCGCTCACCTGTTGTTAGGATACCAAGGGAGCTGGCCCAAATTCCAAGACATGGCACGACAGATGGGAACGTTCATCGATGATGATGAGTCCCAACGTATCGTTAACACGTGGCGTAGTACCTACGGCGCGGTCCCTCGCCTGTGGCGTGATGCTGAGAAGTTAATTGATTCCATGCTCGATGGCATACCCGGTGAGCTTCCCACGGCGAGCTTCGTGAAAGCCAAACGCAACCTGTTGATAACTCCACCGCACCACTTCCTACAATTTCCGGGTTTGCAACGCACAATGGACGGTGTGACGTACCAATCACGGCGTGGGCGGGGCACCGAGACGGTGTATCTGTACGGTGGAAAACTTGTGGAAAACTTATGTCAACACATCAGCAGGAACATTCTGGCTGAGCAGTTCATAACCATATCCGAGCGGTACAAAGTCGCGCTAATGGTTCACGATGAGTTTGTTATGGTCGTGCCCGAAGACGACGCGGAAGAGGCGTTATCCTTTGGGATTGAGGTTATGTCAACGAGCCCCGAGTGGTGGCCCGAAATTCCATTATCAGCAGAGGGGGCGATTGCAGATCGTTATGGTGATGCCAAATAAGCTAAAAGAAATACAATTAGAAATGGACGCGTACCGTCGGAATTGGGGACGATACGCTGACCGCATAGACTTGTCTCCCGAGGCGTACGCTGCGATCCTTACCAGCGTGTATGTGGACGCTGGGCTACCGCCAGCTAGGTTACAAAAAGAGGGGCTTGACACACTGTACTACATGAAAGTCGCAGTAGACATGTTCATGGCGAAGGGGAATTTCCGTATTTGGAGTAGTGACGAGGAAACTGGGCCGGTTTACGCACCCTTTGGAGATAACAATGACTAAAGAAGAGGCAGTTACCACCATGGGTACCACGGCTAAAAAACAGGTCGTTCGGATAGCCAATACCGAATGATTATGTTAATATGTTATCCTCATAAATGGAGGTCTGCATGAAAGTATTACCCACGAGCTTCTCAGCGTTGGACAGTTTTGAAACCTGCCCACTCAAACATTACCTTACTCGAATTACCAAGCAGGTAGCCGATCCACCGGGCGAAGCAATCATGTGGGGTAACACAGTACACAAAGCGTTGGAACGTTACCTTCGGGATGATATACCGCTCCCGAAACGGGTTGAACAGTATGAGCCATACGCCAAGAAGTTGAAAACAAAGTATCGTGACGCTGACTTGTTAGTGGAGAATCAGTTGTCGGTCCGGGATGATTTCCAGCCCACGGGATGGTGGGATAACGACGGATGGTTCCGAGGCGTGATCGACGTTGCGATCATAAAAGGGGATACGGCTTATGTATTTGACTGGAAGACGGGCAAGCAGAAGGACAACTTCGACCAGCTACACATGTTCGCAGCATTAATCACCTCCCATTTCCCCGAGGTCGAACACATACACTCGTCGTTTATCTGGCTACAGCCAAGGACAATGACCCACGAATCCTATGATCAGGCTGAGGCACGCAAGTTCTGGGCGATGGTGTCACCACGCATCGAACGGTTGCAGGAGGCGGTGCTACACGATAAATGGCCCGCCCGCCCTTCAGGGTTGTGCCGCCGATATTGTCCTGTCGGCAAGAAGTTATGCGCACACTGCGGGAGCTAACATAATGGCGTTGACACCGGAGGGTAAAGTTAAAGCTGCTGTTAAGAAGTTATTGAAACAGCACAAGGTGTACTACTACATGCCTGTGCAAAACGGCATGGGCGTTGTCGGTATCCCCGATATCATAGCGTGTTGGGACGGGCGGTTTCTCGCAATCGAAACCAAAGCCCCCGGCAAGAAGAAAAATACAACCGCGAACCAAGACATGCAGTTGATGCTTATCGACGAAGCGGGCGGTATCGCTATGGTTGTGGATGATCCGCAGACTGTCGCTAACTTGTTAAATGGAGAATAGAAATGGGAAAAATATTTATCATTCCGGGGATCATTCTCGCCATCACCCCGCAGTCGCTCATGATAAACGTAGTCGGCGTGATCATGGTGCTAATTGCCACAGCGTATGAGTATAAGTTATGAAAAGGGTAATCAATTGTGTAAAGCAGACTACCGGCTGGCGAATGAAAAAGACTAGGGGTATGAATCCTTCACGTGGAGTAGGGTACATAATGGTTGGAAATTGGAGGTGGGATCAGAATGAATAGATTATGTAATTTTTGTAAATATCAAAAGACTTACGGAAAAGATAATATTCAATGCAGTCTCCCCTACTATTCAGACGCCGAAGGGTATGCCCACTTTAAGCTGGGTTGTCGGTGTAAATATGATTCTGATTTACTAGATATGTTTGAACCGATCCCTACTTCAGAGGAATCAAAATGAATGACCCAAGCATAATTAAAATAAGAATAATTCAAGAGCTGGCTTCTATTATAAATAGATACGGCAACATTCAATATCTTGAAGAAGAAGACCTAACAATAATTTATGACAAACTATCTGATTTACTATTTGATATCGATCAATTTTTAGGGGGATCAGAATGAATAGAAAAGAAACCGAGAAATTAATGGAAGTAATGCTGGCTTATATAAACGGTGAAACAATCCAATTTCGCCCTATACCTCACCAACCGGCCCTTAAACCCCAAGAACCGTGGAGACAGACATCAAGCCCAGAGTGGTCTGTGAAAGATTGTGAATACCGCGTAGAACCTCTGTACGTCGATTTCAAGATCGATGACAAAGTGCTGGTAAGGAAGCCGGGCTGCTATAGCCACGAATGGACAAGACGTTATTTCGCTGGTGTCAACGAAAACTCAGGAAAACCTATGACGTGGGAGGGCTGTGGTACTTCGTGGAATACTAAGAGTAAAACAAGTTGGGATGAATGCAAACTGCCAGAGGAGGAAGCAGAATGACCATACGAATCGTTAATAAATACAAGGGGATTCCCGAGGGCGCTAATGTCTACTGCGGGCGTGGTTCGCCGCTAGGAAACCCGTATCGTATGAAAGGCCCGTCTGACAGGGACAGGGCGTGTGATGCGTATGAGCGATATTTCTATCGTTCTGTGGAAGTAGTTGGTGATAAAGGAATGGTAAATCAGCTTAACAAGATAGCCGAGCTAGCTGCTAAAGGGGATGTAAACCTAGTTTGTTTCTGCGCCCCCAAGCGATGCCACTGTGAGACAATCAAGCGGTACGTCGATGAGCAAATACCCGCCCCACAAGACCCTTGCCCCGGCTGCGATTTCCTTGGGGACTTGAGTAAACACAGATGCACGAATTTTGGAGGCAATTAAAAATGAATGGAATACCCACCGAAAACAAAAGCCCGGTACTGGACTATGTTCGCCTGAGCGATGTGCTTGGACGCGCTTATGATCAAGCGGCACGCGGCAAGGGGGCAGAGAGGCATGGTCAAGGCAAGCCCTTTCACGAACAGCCCATGCAGACAATCAGTGAGCTACTTAACAGCACTGAGGGTATGCGCTACCAAGTTATCAAGAAGGTGCAGGAGGCCGCACGTCTCGACAAAGATCACCAAATCCACGAGCTACTTGGTGCTATTAACTACATAGCAGGAATCGTAATTTATTTAGAGCAGTCGAAATGAAGAAGCGAGCAACCCCCTTCCCGCTGAAGGACTGCCCTGTTTGTGGCAATGCCATGGAGCGCCGTTATTGGGCCACCAACAAGGAGTCTGAACGGGCGTATAATGCGCGGAAAACCTGTAGCCACGAATGCGGGTGCAAACTACGCGAGCTTACGCGGAAGGAAACGGGCCCCCGCCCGTATCAAAAGCCAAGCTCACCGATTGATCAATTCATACTATGAGGTTGACATGTCAACGAAGCAACGGGATTACGGTAAAGAATACGATTCGTACCAAGGCAAACCAGCGCAAATTAAAAAACGAGCGCAAAGGAACGCCGCACGCGCCGAAGTTCAAAAGGCCAGAAAAAAAGACCGGTAAAGCCCCGCTAACAAAGGATCAGGTAATTGACCACAAGAACCCGATCCGTAAGGGTGGGACGAACGCCAAGGGGAACGTAAAAGTAACAACACGAAAGAAAAACGCCGCATGGCGTAAGGGGAAAAAAGGGTATGACCGATAAAATACAAGTAAGTATCCAAGACCGACACGCTCTATTGAGAATGGCTCGGCTGGACGAGGACACCCATGCGATTAATTCCTGAGAAAAACGCGGTATTGTTTAATCTGAATAAGCCGCAGCGAGTACTTACGGCGATACCAACCTCGAAACCAATTACGCACCCACGGTATAACGTGGCAGTGCCATATAACGTCGAGGAAGTTAAGCTGTTGCGACTAACGTTGGGGGTCCCGATCCCTGCGCCGATACACCACCAATACGGCTGGCCGGGCAAGTTCAAGCCGTTCCAAGCACAGAAACAAACGGCTGCCATGTTGACAGTAAACACCCGCGCTTTCGTGCTTAATGAAGTGGGTACCGGCAAGTCGATGGCGGTGTTGTGGGCTTATGACTACCTTCGGTCTATCGGTATGGCTAACAAGCTGTTGGTATCCGCTCCGCTATCCACGCTCGAAAGGACGTGGGGAGATGAGATTTTTACCCACATGCCACACCTGACGTTCTCCGTGTTGTACGGGAATAAGCAACAGCGGACGAAAGCCCTCGCCGTGGATGCCGATATTTACATCGTGAACCACCACGGTATCTCTGTGCTACTGGAGCAGTTAAAAGCCCGCGCTGACATCACTCACGTAGCTGTAGATGAAATAGCGGTACTGCGCAATCAGCGCACGGCGTTATGGAAAGCACACAATGCTGTCGTTAACAAGTCAGGAAGAAGAGTAACCGTGTGGGGAATGACCGGAACACCAACGCCAAACCAACCTACGGATGCGTGGGCGCAGTCAAAACTGGTTACTCCTAGCGTCGCACCTCGGAGTTTTATGAAATTCCGGGATATGACCATGCGTCAGTGCGGCCCGTATAAGTGGATACCCCGGCGTGATGCAATTAAAACCGTGCAATCAATCATGGTGCCAGCGGTTCGATACACCCGGGATGAGTGCATGGACTTACCGGACTGCATGTACGAAAACGCGGGAGGTGCCGCTATCACGTGAGCAGGAGATAGCGTACAAATCAATGACCGCCCGGCTTGTTGCCGAAGCGGATGAAGGCAAAATCCTCGCCGTTAACGAGGCTGTCAAGGCTAACAAGTTAGTACAGATAGCCGCCGGGATCGCCTACAACATAGATAGGTAGAGAGGTTAACCTAAATGCCAAGCCCAGACTCGACGAACTCAGAGCTGTCGTTGATGCGACTACCCATAAAATCATCGTTTTTGTCCCCTACCGAGCAACGGTACACAATGGTACGGGCCTATCTGGAGTCCAACGGGTACACGGTGGGAGTGGTGTATGGTGAAATTTCAAAGACCCAGAGGGACAGAACCTTTAGCAGTTTTCAGAAGACTGACGCCCCCCGGATATTACTCGCACAGCCCGCAGCGATGAGCCATGGGCTAACCTTAACTGCTGCCAACACCATAGTGTGGTACGCCCCGATCATGTCAAACGACATTTATGAGCAGGCGAATGGTCGAATAACGCGACCGGGGCAGGCGAATAAACAATACATTGTTCACTTACAAGGTACGCCCGTGGAGTCGCGTATCTATACAAGGCTGAGGGAGAAACAGTCGATGCAAGGCGTATTGCTTGATGCGGTGAAAAAAGATCGCAAAGTCGCTTGACTTAACTGCATAACAAGTTATACTTTTCAAAACACGTTAACACTGGAGAAGTAGATGGATGTTGATCGCCTCATTGGGGGCTACGTAAAATTACGTGACAAGAAAGCAGAACTGGAGGCGAAACACCGTGAGGAGTTAGCACCAGTTCGTAAGCTCATGGCGGAAATCGAAAACCGAATGCTTGGCTACATGAACGAGTCCGGTTTGACGTCGCTATCGTCAAAAGGCGTAGGGACTGCATATCAAACCACCCGAGTATCAGCAACGGTTGCGGATCGCGATGCGTTCAAAGGATATTGCGAACAGGAGGACGCTTGGGAGCTGGCAGATATACGTGCTGGCAAAGCGGCCATCCGCGCAATGGTAGAAGAGACTGGTGAACTCCCGCCCGGCATTAATTGGCGCGAAGACATTGGTGTAAATTTCAAACGTTAGGAGATAGAAAATGGGAAATATTATTCCTTTTAATGAAGCCACCAAGAAAGATTTGGCGGTCCTTGCTGACAATGACTTGTTCTCAGCAGATGAAGCACTGGTTGTTTCCAGTGGTTTTCCGAGCCTGTCCATAAAGGGCAGTAAGTTCGCCATAAGCAAAGGTGGGGAACGCAGTGTAATCAAGCACCCCGATACCGGAGACACGGCTTCGTCGCTTGATGTAGTCGTCGTTGGGTTTTCACCGAACATTGCCAAGGTATTTTACAAGGCGCAGTACGAAGACGGTAACACCGAAGCGCCTAATTGTTACTCACTTGATGGTATCAAGCCCGCGTCTGATGCGGAAGCACCACAGTGCAAAACGTGTGCCGCGTGTCCCCATAACAAATGGGGGTCTGCTATCAACAAGGCAACGGGAAAGAAAGTCCAAAAAGTGCGCGGATGTACGCCGGTTAGCCGTTTCCAGTCCCTCGCAGATCAACGAGCCAATGTTGCTCCGTGTGCCGCCCACGTCGATGAAAAACCTGAGCGAGTACCAGAAAATGTTGTCCAAGCGAAATGTGGGCATCCGTCGTGTGGTGACCAAGTTATCGTTTGATGAGGACGCCTCGTCCCCGTTGCTGCATTTCGCGCCGGTTGGGTTGTGCGACAGCGAAATGCTAAACGAAATCGTTGCGATTAACGGGGGAGGAAATCGTCAAGCAGATAACGGGGCGAGGTGGCAACCTCATACGACGTTGAGGATGATACTGCCGAAATCGAAGAGGAGACGCCCCCCGTGGTTAAAGAGAAGCCCGCGCCGAAGAAAAAGGCCACGAAAAAGGCAGCTAAAAAACCGGAGCCGGAACCGGAGCCCGAAGAAGTCGAAACTGAGGAAGAAGGTGACGATGACTTGTTCGCACAACTTGAAGGCTTCCTCGACAGCTAACCCCCACCAATCGGGCACCACGGGTGTCACCGGAACCGTAACCGGATTTTTTACGAGGATAACATTATGATGGATTTATCACCATTCACCCGTGCGGGGTTGAAACTAAAAGAGATTGGGTCTATCGTGGGAGTTTCCCACACCACGGCAGGGCTCTGGATGCGCGGGCAGCGCGGTGTCCATTACCTGCTAGAAGAACGGGTNNACCCNNTAGTTGCCGCCGTGGATAATGCCGTAGAGGATGGTAAGTTGCCATTGCCTGCAACGGTACCGCGTGGAGAGCGCCTCGATCTAATAAAGGATATCGTGGACCAGTATCGCTAAGTTCTTAACCGTGGGGGTTGAATGAACACCGTACAATTTCTGGCAGCAGTACTGCCACCTAGAGGCCCCTATCGCCTCGAATATAAAAAGAATATACACAAGACTGCGTGGGCCAACACTGTTGAGGAGTTGGCCCAACTTGCAACAGAACAAGATGCCACGGGCGCTAATGTGTGGTTTCGTACCGCGTCCTTTAACAACAGGGTCAACGGCAGAAAAGTCAACGCGGCGTTTAAGTCGTGCTACCAAATTGATATAGACATTGGTAAAGGCGAGAGGCTAGGCTACGAAACACGTCGTGAGGGAGCTGCGGCGCTAGTTGACCTCGTTACCAAAAACAATTTACCTGCGCCGATAATTGTAGATTCCGGCCATGGTTACCACGTGTACTGGGCGCTGAAAGAACCAGTAACCGTCGATGTGTGGAACGTAACGAGGAGTAGTCTCGTTGACTTGTTAGCGGCAAACGAATTCCGTTGTGATGTCGGCAAGACGAAAGACCTAGTATGCCTTCTCCGAATACCCGGAACACACAATCGCAAAGAAAATCCCCTCCCCGTCCGGGTCCTTAAAAGCGCACGCCCCACTACTCAAGAGATTTTCGCCAAGGCACTCGGTGTTAGCCCCATAGAAGGTGATGAGTCACTCGGCGCGTTGTTCGCCCCAGATGACTCCCTGCAAACAAAACCGGATTACCGACCCTCTGATGCAGAGGGCGTTGCTACTAACTGCGCATTTGTACGCCGGTTCAAGAACGACGGGATGTACGACGCTGCCGGTGGTATGCAGGAGCAATGGTATAACGCCATCAATGCAATACACTTGTGCGTCAATGGTCACGAGAAAGCTCACGAGTATTCGGCGGCTGCCGGTGAAGGGTACGATGCCAATGCTGTTGACAAGAAGTTAGCTCAGCTCACGGAAAACGATATTGGGCCGATGACCTGTGAGGCGATTAAAGTCCATGGGTACTGCGATGGGTGCCCCCACGTGGGGAAAATAACCGTACCGATGCAACTCGGCGTCGAGGAAGCGGAACAGGCCGAACTTGAACAAACCGTCGAGGAGAGCGCAGGAGGCCCGTGGTGGCCTTTTGGTTGTGGGTGGGACGATACCAAGAAGCAGATGTACATCGATAAGTGGAACCCTGAGGAGGGCGTAATGCAGCCCGAATTTTTTTCCACGACCAAATTTTATGTTGAAACCCGCATTTTTGATGAGGACGCTTGGGCGTTTCTTGTCTGGCGCTTGAAATATACCCGTAGCGAGGGGCGAGAAGTGTGGGAATCCTTTACTGTGCCGACAGGCCATATCGCTAGAACAACAGAGCTAGCGACGGAATTTGCGAAGCAGGAGGTTTATGTGGCGAAGCGTACTGGTGCAAATGACTTAGCAGAGGTGCTTAAAAAATACGGGGACGCGCTCCGATCAATGGAAATTGAGGCCGTTATGCACTCCGTCATGGGGTGGTATGTATCCGACACAGACACACCGAAAACGGACGTGTCATACGCCCCGCAAGCTGACGGCTTTATTATCGGTAACAAGATGATAACGGCCACAGAAACTCAGGCTGTGCTTCTTAACGACCACATTCAAAACGATTGGCGTCATGGGTTCGGCCAAGCAGGAGACGTACAGACATGGGCGAGAACGGTTCACAAGCTATTCGTCGTCAAGAAAAATATCGTCGCCCAATTTATGATTCTGGTCGATCTGGCCTCCGTTACGGTTCCCCTGTTCGGTCGCTCGGAATACCACGGGAGTTTAATCACGCTGGTTGGCGGGCCGGGTGTTGGCAAGTCCGCTAGTTGTAAGGTGGGACGTGACAGTCTGGGGTAAGTCCTGACATGTTGACCCTAAACGGTAACCCACTCCGTAGGTATAACACCGAAGGCATTTCTAAAAGAATGCTTAGTACGCTACGAAATATCGGTCCACTAATGGATGAGGTTGGTAAGCAACACGCCAACATATTAGGAGAGCTAGCGCACATTACAGCACTGGGTAAGCCACGCCCTCGTCTAACTATCGAAGGGAAGCCACAAAAAGTAGATGACCCGTGGTTCAGTAACACGAAAATGACCTCCAACAAACCCGTCCTGAACATCGTTGCGGAAGATGAAAACGACACCGAGGACGCCGCCGACGCAATACAGAATCGAATTTTTGAAATCAACTACGTGCGCTTGGGGTTAGACAAAGAAAAAGAAAATTACGACCCCGCGATGGGAACAGACATTCAAACCCTAATTGACACACAGTACGGCACAGCCGGTCCAGTGTGGGTCCGCTTCATCATGGGGCATATGGATCATGTTATTGACGTCTTGGACAAATCTCACAGGGAAGTGAAGCTCCGCTCACCGGACCACGCGAAAGAGCGCTTCCTTGACTACCTCGAAGCGGGGGTGCTGGCTACCGGCAAACTTGTTGAGGAATCTGGACTAATGTTCCCTGACATGGCCGGGATACGACAGCTCATTACCGACGTTAGAGAGGATATGACCTCCGTACGACAAGATAGCAAGGTCCCGATGGTCGATGCCTTTGCTCGGTATCTAGCGCAGAACGCGGGTGGGTTGATGCGCACCAAGCACTTCGTTGTCGGCAAGGGTAACAAGGCCCCCGATGAGTTCCCAATGAATGAGATGCGTGGTGAGTTGGTGGGGCGTGTGGCTATGAATGACCAGTTCGCCGCGCTTGCAGTGGGCCCAATGAAAAGAGTGGTGCAAAAACCGGAGTCTCGATTTTACTCGAATGGTCGCAGAGCTAGATAAATACAGCTACTTCGTTCACGAACCCGCGCTGCTCGCGCAAAATAAAAACAAGCAGGACCCAATAAAAACCGCTGTGATGCGACTCAACTTGGGCCGTGGTGTGCCAGTAACAAGTTCCCGGCAGCAATGCTTCGTGATGGATTTCGGGCGTGTGGCGGGCAAGGCCAAACTGAGGCCCGTTAGCGACTCCGATAGCGCGGCTGACGCGCAATAAAAAACCCCGACCGAAGCCGGGGCCAAACGCTAACGATGGAGGGTCGTTAGCGGGTGGGAAAGGGAACCACCCGCACCACCATATTAGCTTGTTAGCAGTAGTTGTCAACCAATATACTTATTTATGGTTGGCGAAGTTCACCAAATCCTTGAGTTTTTCTGATCCCCTGCCGTAATTCACCCCAGTCCCATTCGTGTCGGCGGCTCGTTGAGCCCGGTACGCGCGAATTAAATCAGACGTTTTCATTCGGAATCTCGGGTGGCGCCGGTTAAATTTCGCCATTTCACGTATTGCCGCCCGTGCTGCTGATCGGTCATGCCCCCGCTTCGCCTCGATATAAGACCTCCGTATTGACTGCTTCCTGAAGTTAATCGCGGCAGCCGTCGTCCTCACTGCATTTTTAGCGTCCCAATAATCAGATTCCCGCAAAGGTGTCAGCCCCATTGCCCTCTGTGCAATATCCCATGCCGAAAACTCTGACCTCGAAATACCCCGTGGTTCCGCTCCTCGTTTGAATCCCCTCTGTCGAGTACCGATAGGCTTTCCCNNCATCCCTTCAGTGCCTTGGGCATTATTACCTCTACGGCACGATACCAATCCCCGCTATTCGCAAACTTAGCTGAATCAATCGCCGCTGCTGCGAGACTCATCGGCGCACCACCCGCTGATACTAATACATTACCAAGAACATCCTCGCCCTGTATTGCCGCCCGTGCGCAAGAACGGGAGGGGTAGAAAACAAACTACCCCATGCCAGTCCGTTTCGTTAAATCCGTCCCGAAAACCGCCGCGGGAACCCCCTTAACAACGGCATCAGCCATGGTTTTACCCACGTTTTTAACGAGAGCATTATACATCTGCGTTTGAGCATCCCCCCGTTTGTCATCTTTCCCGTCCATTAATAGCGCGTCAGCGATCATTGAGCCGACGTTATATAGTGGTAGCCCTACTATGCCAGAAGTAACCAACTGCGCTCCCAACAAGTACCCAAGAGTCATCCTCGCATGGGTATCCCCGCCGTACGCCTTTTTCGCATTCATCAGTAGTAGTTGTATCATCGCGTGCTGATACTTTCTAAACTGGAACATCAGCTTGCCGAATGGCACCGCGCCGTTTTTCATAAACCTTGCGGCATTGACATTCGAGTAGTCGATCTGCGTGTCGATAACAGTTTTATCCGCGAACTCAATCGCCTTGTTTTTCGTCATTCCATTGGTGGTCGCCATACGATACGCGGCGAGCGCGACCATAACCCGGTTAACCGTCTCGACTTGATGAGCAGGCCACATAGTCCACCGCGACATTTTCGACAAGACGTCAGTGTCACCCCGGGCGATAACTCCGAGGTCGAGAGTAATGTTGCTATCGATGTGCCCAATGTCGATCAAGTGTTGCAACATTTCTTGTTCGTTAGTGTTCGACAACGAGGTCACGTCAAGATCAGCGAATAGCCCATCATTCTGTATCATGTTCTTAACCATGGTCGACGCATCCACCATGCCAGTGCGAAGCTCGCCCATAGTCCGTCCGAGGCCGTACCGCGCAGCGAGGTAAGGCGCACCGATAAACCACGGTTGGGTTGCGTTCACCATCCAGTACGAAGGGGCTAAATAGATGGTATATCCCTGACATCTTAGCGATAAAATTCTGATAGGGCTGGTGTACGTACTGCATATCGAGGTTGTGCCGCTTGAGGACCTCGTTCGCTACGTTCTGCTCGGTGGCCGTTTGCGTGTTCGCTTGATTTGTTAGATCGAAAAGCTCCTTGGTTACCTCGGGGTTGTACTTGAGCCGGGACATGAAAAAGGCATTCCTCTCAATCGTAGAAGCAAAGGATCGCAGCATATCTGGCTCAGCCCCGGCAACGTAATGCCGCTTCGCCTCGCTACTGAGCGCGTGATTTTCTGGCAGGGAGTTAACGTACATGTCGGCGAGCATACCTTTCATAGAGTTAATCGCCTCTCGGGGTATACCTTTATCTTCTAGCGCTGCGTCCATCAAATCAGCAACACGCCGGTACCCTTGCTGAGTAATATCTTTTTGCTTCGTATTCCGCTCATATGCGAATCGATGCTTTGCCCCGGGGTTTTTGCTGCCTCGCGCATGGCGTCACGTGCGCTGTCAAACGCCTTGACCCAGTAATGTTTCTCGTTCCTCCTCATCGAAGCCAACCGCGCCTTCGCCGCCTTAAGCTCGGGCCCCGCAGCCTCCTCTACATCTTTCTCCGCTTGCTTGTACTCTGCTGACTTGTAGATAACAAGGTCGGACCCGAAACGCTTGAGGGGGAAATACGGACCCTTCAGCGTGGCAAGTTGCTTGGCGTTATCAGCAACATATTGGTCACGCTCTTTTATGAGCGCCGCTTTTCGTTCCCCTGTGGCTTGTGCAATGATCGGATCAAACGTGGCACCCACTAGGTCTTTATAAATCTGCCCCCGGGTTTCCCAGTCGGTCCGCAGACGATCACGCGCGAGCGTATAAACCTCTTTCGCCTCTTTAGACATTGCCCGGTATTGCGCACTGAGTTTAGCGTGTTTACCCGCGTCGGCACTACTGACGTGAGCGTTTTCAGGACTCGTGAGTGGTTTATCCGGGTGTATCTGCGCTAGCGTCGCGGCTGTCATTAATCGGCTTAACGCGAGCGACTCGTGCTTACTTAGAGCGTCCCACCGGGCGGCTACTGTGTGCCCCAGTTTTTGCAGATTCCGCTGCATGTTCTCCATTTCAGATACCCGGTGGTAATAATCATTCAGCTTGGGCATTGTTTTGCCGTATATATCGTGCAATGCGTGCAGCGTCAGTAATGCCGGTGACTTGTCAGCCATACTCCGGTAGGCGATACGCAGCTCTTGCCAGAGCTTGGACGCGGGGCCCTCCGGCTCCATAACCTCACCCATTTTGTACCGAGCTTGCACCTCACTCGCGCGAAGGACTTTTTCTGCCTTACCGATAGTTTCCCCAGCGCTGTTGGTTTTGCCTTTCGGGTTAGCCCCCGTGCTGCGGTACCATATGACGTCGAAATTCTCTTGCTTAGAATAATACAGTGACCGTGCAGCGATCTTGTTAAGTTGGTTACTGAGCAAAGCCCCCATGCCAAACCGTGCATAGTCAAAACCGGGTTCCACTTCGAAGCTGTGTTTTGTGAACCATGGTTTGCCAGCGGGCGTTGTTTTTGATTTATATTCTTTGTATACGTCGGACCTCAAAGTAGGCCCGTCAATACCGACGTCATATATGGGGTTACCAGAATCGTCACGCGCACCAACTTCCATCAATCCCCCGGTCCAAATCGAATTGTCGGAAGAAATACCATCCACGGCAAGCGTGCTCGAGTATTCCATCGGGGTTAATTCCGCCTCTACTCCGCTGCTGGATGCGTCGACAGTTAACCAGCCCCCTTCAAAGGGACCGATTTTGTGATCTAAAAAAAGTGTGAGCTTATACCGACCGTTATCGATGGGGTTCATGTGGACTACGTATGTGTTTTCGTCGGTTATACCTGTCTTGTTACCAGCAACGAGAAACTGCCGCACGACTTCCATTTCATTAAAATGCCACGGGTCACTCAAGCCATCTTGGTTTTGCGTAAAGTCGCTCATTTTATGGAGCGTATCCCGAATTACTTTGCCCTGCGGTTTACTCAGCACGTCAAAACGTTTCGAAAGGATGTGCTGGAGCTGAGATAACTTGGCATTAAAATCATCTATGCTTTCGTTCTGGACTTTTCTCACGGCCTCCGGGGTGTTGTCAATCGGTGTTATTGACACCTTCATGGCATCAACCAATTGATGGAACGTTTCCCCGTAGGATTTGTGTTCCCTAGCCGTGGAGTTCCCACGGATGAAGTCTGCTGAGGAGAGAAGGTAACTCTCGATGAACAAATCGTTCGTGGGAATGTTCATACCTAACTTGTTGAGCGCCTTGACCAATGTGCTTTTAATGGTGTGCCATATCTTGCGCAATGGGCCGAACTTCGGATTAGACTCCGCGATATGGGCCAGTACTTCTTCGGCTTCCTCACGCGGAGTTAGCAGGTATTCGCCAGTCATCGGGTTAACGTACGTCTCGCGAATCTGCTTGAGCACGGGCATAACCGCCGCGTCTTCTGTTTTAATGAACCCGGTTATCTCATCGAGCAGGTGTTCATATTTTGGTCCTAACATCTTAGCAAGACCTAAATGCCCAATCGCTTCGTGAACGGCGACCGACATCGCTTCCCGCTTAGATGTTATGTTGTAAGCGTTTATCGTAACCCGGCCATTCAGGTACATGCCTTTTACTTTCCACGGCAGTACGCCCGGGCCTTTGTAGGAATCGGGGGATTCAACAATATCAAACTTAACCCACTTCGCTAACAACTTAGTGAAAGGATCAAGCCAACCGGCTACCTGCTCCCTGTGGGCGGTTGCGTCGAAGTTTGGCCCCCACTTGTGCCCGTCTTCTGGGTTGCCGAGCTTGAATTTTCGGGCCCCCGGTGATAGGTCTTCAGTGTTCCCGCTGTCCGCATTGTTTGTAGTCCGTCCATTAGCGGCTGTGACAGCGGCGGGCGCTCCCGTAGTATCTTGCGTATCTTGTCCATTTTGATTTGCATATTTTTCTCCAAATCCAGCCATTTCCGCGCCGAAGTCCGTCTGGGAAACTTGCCCTGTAGACAATGCCTCGACTAAGTTAATAAAGATCGCTTGGTCCAATTTCTCAAGAGACGTCAAAGCGGGCATACCGGGCTCATCGCCGAAGACGCTATCCCAAATGAGCCCCATGGTTTCCATATCCGTGCTGCTGATTTTGTTATCCAGCGACGCATCATGGTTCGTGTTATCAACAATGCTGTTAGCATTGTCCTGACGTGCCTGCTCTGTCGGAGTGAGTGGTTCATTTTGTCCCACATCGGAGCTGCTGCCCCCCGGAGTTACCGGGCGCATCCCGCCATCGGCGGCTAGGCTTTGGGGATCGAGAACAGACGTGGCATCCGTTTGGTTGTCAGCGGGAATAGCACGGACCTCTGCTGCCTTGGCTAACAACTTAACAAGGTTCTCGGGGGTTGTGCCCGCTTTAACGGCGAGCTTTCTCATTATCCCTTGCAGCGCCGTTTTAACCGCCGGACGGGATTTCAACCCTGTGGCACGCTGGATATCTGCAACACGAAGGGTGTTGTTTGCGTCGACGAGGGAATCGATTTTTCCGTCGCGGAGCTGCTGGGCAATGTATGGAGCGACCGCCTGTTGATTCTTTCCTGAGAACGTGGTGTTGTCGATTGATGTTGCTAAGTTACCAGTGAAAGCCGCCAGTTGCTTCTGGGCCAGCGGGTCCGCTTGTTGTGTGGTAGTTTGCGGTGTCGTCTCAGTGGTAGTTTGCGGTGTCGTCTCAGTGGTAGTTTGCGGCGTCGTCTCAGTGGTAGTTTGCGGCGTCGTCTCAGCGCTGTCCTGTGCTGCGGCTTGTCTATCCGCTTTCTCCTGAATCGCCTTCAAATCGCTAGCGATGCCGCTGTCGGGCACTGAGGTATTCGGCGTTTCACCTGTATTCTCGTTGGCAATCGCTTTATCAATCTCGTTCGATATGATGTCGAGCCGTTTGGGGCTCGCTGTTTTCTCTGCTAACGCGTCAAGCTCAGCGATGGATTTATCCGCGACGTTATTCGCATACCATTTTTGCTCTGATTTTGGTACCGGCGTATCCGACTTGGGAACTTCAACACCCGCGATTTGAACCATGCGGTCCCCGATATCTTTCGGTGTCTCGGTTTGCGTGTCAGGGTTCTTGTTCGAAGCGGGCTCTGGACCGATCTGCCCAGTCGGACCAACATCAGCGCGCTCACCAGCGGCTTGCTTAACGGCATTGCGACGCTTGTCGATACGTTTCTGTATCGATTTCTTGCCGACCGGTCCCCAGCAACGGATCATAATATGGATTCGGTATCTTCGCACCCGGGTTGCTCGGGGTCAGGTATTGTCGGTTGATTGAGCAGAGATTCTTTAGACCGGACTTCGTTCGCACCCGGGCGGTCAGCGCCCACGTTCTGATTGATAACAGACTGTAGCGAAGCCGTTGGCGGCAGGACGGTCTGTGGCTTATAGTTCAACTCCAAGCCCCGTTGCCCCGGTGCGGGTTGCGGCGGCGCAGCCCGGCGATCTACGCTAGCTGCCGGTTCCGGCGTTGGGTTGTTGGGGTCCCCGCTAAACATATCAACAGTATCGCCTACTGGTGTCGCTGCCATGCGCTCTGCGGCAACTGTAGCCGCCCGCGTGGGATCACCGACGTCTCCTCCGAACATGTCAACAGTACTACCCGTTGGTGTCTCAGCCATACGAGCGGCGCTAACTCGAGTATTCAAAAGGTCAGTCGGTTTGCCACTGTCGACCGGTGCGCTGCCACGGACAAGCCCCACTACTCCACCGGGGATTACACCCGCGAAATAGGATGTTGGGTCTGAGAAGTTAGCATCTTGATACGAAGTGCCACCTCCCATCTGCTCAAGGCCCGTTTGGGTAAGCTCGGTCAAACCTTCCGCCTGAGACGTGGCGAGTCCCCGCTGTACGCGCCCGAGAACGGGTTTGCTGCTCGTAACTTTGCTCAACAAATCCTTCGCCGGTCCAAATCGTAGGGCCCCAGCAAGCAACCCTTCTGAAGCGAACTCCGCCAAGCCCGCTAAACCACCGTAGCCCCAAACCCTACCCAGCTTCACGTCTTCTGCGGTAAACCCATTCGCCTCGGCTTTTTGTACGGCGTCACCATAAGTTGAGCCCAATTCTTGAATGAACGCTTGTGGTGCCATGCCAGCGAGGAACCCGCGGCTGGCGATCCGGTCGGTAATTTCTTTGCGGCTCACAGCGGCAGCTTCGCGTTTGAGTGTTTCAAGCGCAGCGCCTTGTAGGGCAGATTGCGAGGCTTTGTCCGCGACGTATCGGCTCACCCCTTTCTCGATGCCCTGTTTCAGTACTTGCTTAGCGGCAGCGGCGGTTATTGCACCTGAGCCGAGTCCTGTTGCTAAGTTAGCAGCACCATAGCCAAGCCAGTACTGTGCGAAGTCCGCAGCATCACCGAAGCCATGAACATTCTCCGCGTGGTGAACGTCGCGGGAATTTGCCGCAATGTTATCCATTGTGTTTTTATACACACCAAGAGCTGAGTCTCGCAACCCAGTTAACTTGTCCGTGTTGAACGACCGGTTCGCCGAGTCCGCTAGAAGTCCAACAGCACCTGCCGCAGTACCATACAGAGATTGAACCCCAGCCTTCGCACCTGAGACTAAATCCCCGGACTGCTCCTGCGGTGGGGCCGGGTCATAAATAGCGCGGCTAAGCTGCGCCCGGCTGAATGGATCGTATCGAGTAACCTTAGCCATTAGGGGTGAAGGCCCCGTCCCGGTTGTGGTTGGTTTTGGTCGGATAAAAGAGAGTTCCCATAAAGGAGTGCAGAGTTATAGAGCGCGGACGGTCCGATAAACGGTTGAGAGGTAAGATCAGAAATTGTCCCCCCGCTTAATCCTCCTCCCGCTTCGATGGCTGCCGCTGATGCCGCTGCTGCCGCGGCATCTGCTTCGCTAGGCGACAAAAAGTCCTCCGGATTATTCACGTCGCCACCGTCCCGAAGTTTAACTTCGAGCCACCCCTTCGCCGTCCCACCTGTAAAAGAGTCCACTTTGCGCCTCTCGAACGTCGCCAACCTCCGGCGGTGGCCTATCCCCGTTACCGACAAGGTATTGTTCCTGCGCTTGATCAAGTCTGTCTATACTACGATAAATCTCGGACCGGCGGTCTTGTAGACGCTTGATTTCTTTTGGATTCGGTATCACATTTTCACGCTGCTGGAGGAGCATCTCCTGATTTCTCTGGAGACGTGTGTTCAGTATTTTAAGCTGTCCTTCATAAGCGGCGCGTGTTTTCTTGCCCGCCGCAGCCGTGCCAAGTGCTTTCCAGTAGTTCATCTGGGCCATGTCTTTCTGAAGGCTGTTAACCTGTGTAAAATCCCCAGTACGGACAGCAATAGCGTACTGTTGAGCGAGCCCCAATACACTGTTTCGCTGTGATGATGACATGTTTTTGAGAGCCGTTGTTGCTTCAATCTTGCTACCGTCAGGGCGAACAATGTACATGCGACCGTCTTCCCCCTTTGTTATGGCATTTGCATCATCCTGCACAAGCGGATTGTTATACGCCGGAGCCGCAGCATTCAGAAGGGAATAGGTAGAATCCAGATTGCCATTAATGGCGTTGTAGAAATGCCCGTTAATAGCCCGAATGTCGCTGTTTTCGTCCGCAGTGTATTTCGCATCATCGAGTTTATAATTCAACAACTTGTTCTCGATCGAAGCGCGTCGTCCCTCGCGAAAATACGTCCCTTGCTGCAATTTTAGCTGGGCTTGGTCACGAATATCCTTATTGTTAGACAGCTTGATACCCTGCGTAATTTGCTGTTTTCGCAGTGGGAAAAGCTGTGCGTTCTGCTCGAGGTCTTGTGCCGCGCGTTGGAGACTCAGTGCGTCAGAGGCAACCCCGAGTTGGGCCTGAACCGGCGCATACTGAGCCTGCGTCCCGAGTATAGACAGCCTTTGTGGATTCGCCTGTGCCGCGTAATCGATATTCTGACTTAGTTGCTGTTTTCGCAGTGGGAAAAGCTGTGAGTTCTGATCGATTTCTTGTGCCGCGCGTTGGAGACTCAGTGCGTCAGAGGCAACCCCGAGTTGGGCCTGAACTGGTGCATACTGAGCCTGCGTCCCGAGTATAGACAGCCTTTGTGGATTCGCCTGTGCCGCGTAATCGATGTTTTGTCCCAGTTGCTCGCGTTGCAAACCAGAAGTTAACAGCGAGTCCGCGAGCTGTGTATCGGCATTATCCGCGCGCCGCTGGGCCAGTCCAAAGTTAAGTCCCTGCGATTGCGCATTGAGCCCCGCAGCGCGGGCCGACTCAGCCGCTTGGAATAGGCCGTGATTGCCGTAAATATCCGCGAGCTTACTGTTTCGCAGCGCAGCTTGCTGAAATGTGTCGGGGGCCTTATCGAAAGATTGCCCGAGGTACTGATAACTTGACGGTGTTGCGTCGGGGCTTACAGGTTGTAGTCCTTGCGGATTCGGCAGACCCGCCGCGGCGTCCGCCGGGTTTTGTGCGTACTGGGTACGATCCGCATTGGCATATTCCTTCGTGACTTTCTGCGCATTAAGGTCCTCAATGTCTTTGCGCGCCCCTAGCTGGTTGCCAGTACTATACCCGAACTGGAACCCCCGCTGAAAACTATCCCAGAAACTAGCCATTACACCACCTCCTTCAGAGTGANNCCAAGCAACTCGTANNTTACAGACATGTAGCCCATGTCGTCCGTTACCACGGCGTTAGGATTATAGGGCTGTACCTCGTCAGCCATGACGCCCTCGAATGTACGACTGTCCGGGTCCCCCTTGTACTGGAAGTGGTAAACGTTCAAGCCCGTACGGGGATCGCGGCGAAACAATTTAATGTTCTCTTTCAAGCGTCGGTCCGAGGCATAAAAACCAATGCCCGCTCCGATAGCGCCGCCCAACCCCGCGTTGGACTGCCCGGCGAAAGAAGCCTGAGCATTCAGCGTATTGCCGAGGCTGTTCAGCATCATGGACTGCCCACGACCGATAGTGCCGATACCCTGCCCCACGCCCGCCAAATATTGATTGCCCGGTGCGGCGAAAGCCCCGCCCGCACTCGCGCCGGATGCCGCTGAGCCCTGATAAGCAGAAAGGGCTTGTTGACCTATTCCCATGCCCATGTTGACCGCTTGCATTCGGCGAGCGTAGCCGGTATCGCGGGCTTGATTACGAGCGTTATTCATCGCGCCCCCTCGAACGGCAGCAAGGCCAAGCCCCGCCTGCGCATTGAGTGCCTGTGCTGCGCCTGAGTTGGGATTGACACCCATGGAGCGCGACGCTCGCTCGTTAGCCTGACGGGTTTGGCCGAAGGCGTGTCCCGCATCAGCGGCCGCTTGATTAGCGAGCTGATCCCGATAAGCGCTTGTGTTGAAGGTGTTAGCGTCATTAATCAAACCCTGCTGCAAGGGTCGGATACTCGAATCCAAAAAGGCTTTGTTGTCCGCAGCGATAGCCTGTTGTTGCTGCATACCGGCCAATTGCGCGTTCCCAATACCCTGCATTATTGGGTTTAAGTCGCTATATTGTTGTTTCGCGAAGTCCAATTGCCGGTTACCCAAATCCGACATGAGCCGTGCGGACTCCATAGAAGCCTCCTGTAAGGGCCCATAATCAGGTGCATCTTGACACATATTATTCGTCTCGCTCGATGAGTTTACTCAATACGCGGTCGGTAAACTGATACCCTTGCCGCTCCCACAACTTGTGCGCCCGGTTAGTCGTCTTAACCTGTACCGTAATTTCTCGTGCGCCAAATGCCACAAGCTGCCTCTCGCAATATCTGAAGAACCGGACTGCCATCATACCGCGGCGCTCACTTGGAACGACATACATGGTATCTTCCTTGGCAGCACGTTTCCCTGTGTGGAGTGAGTCGTATAGATAACAACTCGTATTCCCAATCAGCACGCCATCCCTGCGGGCTGTAAATAAAACATATCGGCCGTTACGCTCTGCGTCGAGCATATAGTCATAATTAGGCCGCAGCTCTTCCCGCAGCCCCTCAACTTCATTCCATTGATCAACGTGGTGTTTCGACACCTCGGGCAAAACGCTCGCGAGACGTTCTACATCGAAAACAATCCCATTGCTGTCCTCCGGCTCCACGGGGAATCGTGCCTTCACCCACAAATCCGGAGGTGGAGCCGGAGTACTGCAAACGACTAGCCCGTGTATCATTTCCGGGGTTAATACCTGCCCTTGGTTACGCCATAGGGCTTGAATAATTGACTGCATCGGACGCCTCCACGTTAGTATATCCTACGGGTTAACAAGTTAATAGCACCTATATATAGTTGGTTGCATCAATAAGCATAACATTGTTGGTAAACCGGTTTATTGTCTCCGCGTGGTATGGCTGATTCCCGGAGGTATCGAGGTCTGTACCACTGGCAATTACAAGGCTACCATATCCCAGAGTGCGGCTTATCTTGGAGTCATAAAAATGCCCCGCCCGATAGGGGGGACCAGCACGACGTGATGTAATTACGCCCCGTCGTCTCCGGTAAAATACCACACTTGCACATAGAACACCCACCAGTTGGAGAATTTTTCCCTGAACTCCCGGTAAAAGAAATAGTCTATGTATTTCCAGCCGAGCTTGGCGTGGTTCCACACGGACTGGGCTATCGATGGGGCGGTAAAAGCCGCGTTCGTAACAGGCACGCCGGGGGTGCTCGAACCTGTGAAGGTATACTCCCGAGTAGTTGATCGAAAATCACGATCTAAGTGATTTACATTGCCGTAAGCGTCTTCACATGGGACGGCGCAGGGGTAGAACGGGTCATCAAAGGGCAGCTCAGGCGGGAAGCCACTGAGATTGTCATTTAGGAAAAGGGGGTCCCGCTGCGCATCAAAAGCAACTTCCCCCGTATCCAGCCACGTCGCCATGCCGTAAGTGCCCTTCGCCTCAGTAACTCCCGCTAGTTGGCGAAAGCAGAGAACATTGTCGGGGGGTATGCTCGTATGCCCACGTTGTACAACAATTATAATCCATAGCGTTAGCCCTAGAGGGAGCGTCTGCGCTGGGTACTTCTGAAGAACCCCGTAGGCGGTACCGTAGTTATTACCGGGGCGGAGAAATACCAAAATATCCGTTGTACCCGGTGGCATTACAATGGTAAAGGTGTGTCGCCACGCCCCGCTAATTGTCTTTTGGTTGAAAATAATAGGGGATAATTGGGGGAACTTAGATACATTCAAGTTACTGGATTCACTTAGCGCGGCTTCGCCCGCATAATGAAAACGCTGCCACATCTGAGGAAATGACTAGATGCCCCGCTTCGTTGCGGCTTTCAATACCGAGTGCCATCATCGCCCCACGACTAAAACAGCAGTATTGACCGTGCCGCCTGTCGCTGTGAACTTGCCCGTGGCTTTATCGTAGGAAACGGTGTGTACAAAAGTCTTTTGCGTCGCCAAGGGCGCGTTGAGGTAAGATACCTGTATCTGTACTGTATCCATTAAAGCTGCGGCAGGGATAACAAGACTGGCGAACCCGTTTGCCGGGGCCGTGAAGTATCCGAGGTAATTCCACGTCGTATCTGACGCATCGAAAACCACCTTGCCTTGGGGGTTACGGAGCTGAACGCCATACACGGCCATTACAACTTCCCAATTTTAACGCGCGTAACGCCGTTCACAATGACTTGTAACCCGTCGTTGGTTACTTGAACAACCCCCGCAGAAGTGTCTGCGTTGACGATATCCAACGTGCCACGGAAAGTCGCAGCGGCCATTTGCATCTGCCCCTGCTTGTCAATCTTCCACCCGGATACCGCCTTGCCGTTTGTTTCTGAGTAGTTAGCAGACTGAATTATATCGCCAATATATGCGTCAGTGATCGCCCCGGCTTCGATATACGTGCTGATGTTCGCCGCAGTAACGGTGTTTAGTGCCGCAAAGTTTCCAAGTCCCGCCACGTACGCGGAATCTAAACGATTAATAACACCGTTAGTCACTCCGAACAAAATATTTCCCGCTTTGTCCTGAATCTGAATGTTCCGCGCTTTTATGCCCCCCGTCTTGTCAATCTCCCAAGTAATGCCATCTGCGGACTGAATTTTATCCCCGATTTTTGCGTTAGTTACCTCACCGTCTGCGATTTTAGCAGAAACAATGGAAGCATCCGCTATCTTGGCCGAGTCAACCGCGGCGGTGCCGATCTTCGCATTGGTGATTTGCCCCTCGTAAATGAACGCGCTCGTTATGTATGTCCCAGCGAAGACTTTAACCCCGGCAATAGCAGTCGGCTGGTCGATCTGGAAGAAAGGCGCGGTACTGACGTTACCCGAGGCTTCTGCTAAGACGTTAAGAAGATACCCAATATCGCGCCCGGTCGCCCCGTATACGCCCTGTGTCCCATGCAAAGGACCGATTACACCATTAGCGTTAACAAATCGAATCCAGTAATAGTAAGCCGTGTCCGGCCCAACGGCATCGGAATACAATTCCCCATTTGACACTGCAATTAGTTGTGCCGCAGAAAAGGTATCCGTTGTGGCACGGAAAATTTGCGTGAACTGGTGACACCCACCTGCGCCATATTGGGTACCATCCCACTCGAGGACAATCACGGTCATAGCCCCTGTCGCTGTGAAGTTAGTAGGAGCAGGTGGGCTTGGGCAGTCCGGTATCGCAGTCAAAGCCGTGAGCGTACCGTCGGCATTGACTGCATGGGACCCGCTGTCCGTCAGATCAGACTGTACTATTACGGGGTTCCCCCCGTTAAAAGCCTCGCGTATGCGGTCAAGATACCGCTTCACGTCAGGGGCTAGCTTAGATACAACGGTTGGAAGGGGTAGTTTAGCCACTGGTTGACAACTCTCGGGGTGACTGTCCAACTTGAATCGAGTACACCTCGCCCTGCCCGGTCACTTCGAGTTCATAGTCATGACCATACCCACTGGGGAGCCGTCGTATTTCCCGGTCCGTTACCGCTTCCGTGTGGTGTAAAAAACCGTCTTTGAATAGAGAAAACGTAATAGGGTATGCTTCCGCGTTGACACGGAAACAGGTGAAGGCCATCAAATCAGGAAAGGTAAATTTCTTCGACTTCCACGTGTATGTAAGCTCGGCGGCGGATTCCCACTTGTGCAATTTGTTATCAACAGCCAAGTACAGCGTGTCGTTCTTCAGGTCACTGTATCCCGCTGTCGCGAACATGTTATGAATAGTAAACTGCCCCGACGGGATATCATAGATAAAGCCCCCTTGCTCAGTGCCCGTATCATAGAAAGCAACATATCGATTTTCGTATTTATACGCGCGGATTGATTCTGGTTTTAACGCCGCCCATTGGTACTTGTCGTATATCCCGAGCGTTATTACAGAAGACCCGCCGGGGCTGAGAGACACCAGACCGTCAGGCGAAGCGTAAATAACCTGCCCATTCATACTAACAATGGAATTTTTAGACACGCACGCCTGTGAAATGTCGGCCTCAACGAGAACCATACCGCCGGGGTCTGAGCCCTGTATGAATGTCGGCTTACCTGTCGTCAAAACCACGGTGGTCGTGTCGATGCTGCCGAGGCCAACGATATCATACCCAACAGACTGTTGATACTGAGCGGGCCAAGCGAACGGACGGTACGGCTCGGAGAAGTAAACATCGATACCAGAAAAACCTGCGAGAACGCCGCCGGGGAGTGGGATGAGCCCGGTCAAGTCCCCGGGGGGAGTCAGCCACGTGAGACTTGGAATTTCCTCATTAAGATCGTCCGGTGAAATGGCGTCAACATACGCCGCTTGACTGATCGGCACCTCGGCGACAAATAAATACACCCCGGAAACCGCTCTGTACAAGCGCCGGGACTGCGGATTGTAATTACCACTCGGTACAGATGGAAACGTTATCGATACAGTTTGCCCCGTCTCGACATCGACCGTTGATTGAGCGGAAACCGCCGTAAAGGGCGCGGATTCTTCCCCCCAAGTATTGACAATGGTATGCGTGTAAACCCGGGTTTCGGTCGTGGCGCCTTCAGCAGCGGTGCCCTGCACTGTTGCTATCAACTCAGCGTCAGGAGACGGTACGCCTAACATATACGCATTAAGAGGGTAAGCGACCCCTCCGCCGGACAAGGATAACGTGTTATCTGTCGCCTTCGGAATTCCATCGCCTGTGAAAAATGTCCGTTCTGAGGTATCCCCATTGATAAATCCACGCACAGTATCTACATCGTTCGTCCAGTGGAACCAGTACTGCGTTTCAGAATCGAGGGTCTGACCGAAACGATAGATAGACGATATTGTGCCGATTTTAGCGAAGTCTTGAATGTACTGCGTATCTTTTAACGGTTGCAGAGAACCCAGCCATGTCGTGCAATTCAACGCCGTCTGAGCTTGGTCCTGTTTTAGATACCGTGGTGGTGTCCGAGGAGCTATACCCTTAAACTGTGTTACCGTTATCGCCGTCATACAAAAACACCTTTACGCTGCTTTAATTTCCGGTAGAAAATACCAATCGAGCGCAATGAGCGAGGCCGGGGATATCTTAATGCCGGTGCCAATTTCGCCCGCGTAAATGCGGTCAAGCTCAAGGACGATTCCATTATTCACGGCCAACGTACTTTATCCGTGCTTCTACGTTATTCTTCTTGGACACGCAAAAGGGTGGAGATTGTTGCCGGGGTAATATCGATATCGTCAGGTAACGTGGCTGGATCAATACCACGCAACTCGATAGTGACCTCTTCGTTCATGAGTTCATTCATGCCCTCGTTGAAGGTGGAGATGTTTTCTGGATCGATCTTGTAGCTACCGGGAGTTTCTTCGCTTTCGGTTCCATTTTCAGCCAAGAGATTTGATTGGGATTCGTTGAAAACCTTTTGGAAGGTTTGCAGGTTTGTGAGATTGAGGGCCACGTTCGTTGCGACATTGAGCTTGAGTTTGTCATTGAGAGAGTTCATTCATGGCTTGGAGCGCAGCCAACGCATCTTGTGCTGTGATATTCATTTTGCCTCTGAGGGTCATTTTAATAATAGGTGGAGGATACTATGTTGTAATTTTTTTATCTACAAAGCACGTAGAGCCTTGATGTACTGCTTCATTGTTAAGGGGGTCTTCCCATCTGCTACGCGCTGTTTGTTGACGATCAAGCGCAGGGCTTTGGTGATTTGTATTATCGCACCTTGGAATTCGCCACGTTCTTCTTTATCATTGTCCTCTTTTGCCTGTACAGCGGAAAGATTTACGGCATTGATTTCTGCATCCGTGGGCTGAGGTCGGGCATCGCGCCATTCAGTGATCGCGTTGTCATCGGTATCACAGTCGGGCTCAGGGACAAGGTGGTTTAATTTACGCCAGTAGGCCATTAGAGCAAGAACTCCGTTATTGCAAGTGATGAACGGTAAACACTACCGAAATGGTTTACGTTAAATCTCGTCGTTGCGCTCGCGTTACAACCTGCACGAACACTAAATGTCTTGTTAGCTAGACTATTATTATACATAAAAAAGCTGAAATTCATCTGGTTTGTCTCGCCAGCGACGGAAAGGTATTGATCAGAAGCGGCAGAAGCATAAGTATTTGTATTATAAAACAATGCCGTTGACATCCAGCGACCAGCGACAGATGCTGTTAAGTGTATAGATACATCAATCCTGAGATAACTCCCGGAAACTTTAGGCGTTATGACCTTGGTCATAAATTGAGTTCCCTCAGTGGACGTTGGTGGTGTTCCATCGATAGGGATTAAGGAGGTTCCTGTAGCTGTGCCGAAATATTGGGCGTACGCCACTTGCAATACTTTCATCCCGATGAAGGTACGTACGGCAACATCTGATCCGTGGCGGATGTAGCCATCATTGCCTGTCTCTACGCAAACTTTCGTGACGCCACTTGTGACCGTGTCGGGGCTTGTGTTGAAGTAACTCGCGAAGACAAAACCATTACCGTCAACTCTAAGGTGATTCGTCACGCCATTGTCATTGCTGACGATAAACTCGCGGTTGTTGTTGACTTTTATCCTTGAAAGCTCGCCAGTCGTCGCATTGTTGAAGAAAACGTAGGCGTAGTTGGTTGTATTAGCGAGTACCGTTATGCCAGCGTACGTTGCATTGGAGGACGCTTTAACAGTCATACCTGTCGAAGCAGATTCAAATGCGATGACGTTGTTGTGGTAAGTATGTACCGCACCATTCGCTACCGCCTTCAACGCGTATTGGGATGTATTGACCCTGATATTGAAGTCCCCAGTTCCCACATTGACCAATTCGTAGGTGCCGTTCACGCCGGGGTTGCGAATCAGTCGTGCATCGTAATCGATGGGNGATGAGGAGGAGTGGAGATCAATAAAGGAATAACCATCTCCAGTACGATTTACTCCTATTTCTATATGAGCATTTCCTGTAGAAACTGATGAAGACCCAAGTGCCAAATATGGAGCTGCTCCGGCCAGTGTCACGTTGCTTTCGAAAGTGGCATTTTGAGAATTATCTAATGTAAGCGCGAGAGTATTATTACTGAAAAAATTCAGTGGCCCGATGCTACTTAACATAGTTAGATTTAGATTTGTTGTGGCACCAAATCCAAACCAACCCTTTTCAACTCCGCCTCTTTGAAAACTAACCCAATCAGAGAATAAAGTATCGGTGGCAGCTACATCATCATTTAATGCAAGAACTGAGGGAGAATCATTAACTGTTACCGTTCCATAAAAATCAGAATCGTTGAAAACTATCTATAGTTAAAGCAGGGGTATTGTTTGTTCGTAATTGAATATTATTATCGGAATCAAACCTGAAGATACCACCTGCATTTAAATATTGGATATACGCCCTTTGGTTTCCCCCTTGGTACATCGCGAGAAAAGGTGATGTGGTGAGGCCACCTGTTATATTGAGAATACCTCTGGCGTTTGTTGTTGTACCACCGAGTGTTAGTGTCGTATCTACATCACCTTTACTCATGTTTACATCGCCAGCAAATGTCGAATTTTGTGTGGCACTTATGGTTAGTGCGGCAGTGTTATTAGTCACTAATATCGTGCTTGCTGAGAATGTAGTTCCCATATACGCCGCACCAGTGGTGCAGTACAGGTACATGTCTTGAGCAGACATGTTCAGATAGCCC